TAGGATTAGAATTTGAGCCTTATGGTGGTATTAAATCTGCTGATGAAGGTATGACTTCTTATGATCTTAATGATATACCAGAAGCTAGAGCAACTCAACAGTCAGGATTAGAATTAACTGGTAAGGCTTTAGGTCAAGCTGTTAATGAATTAACTCTTGGAACCTTCGAGGCTGCTGGCTATTTACTGGATGCTCCAGGAATTTATAATGCTGTTGCTGGCAATGAAGGTGAATTTGACAACTTCTTTTCTAAAATATTCAGAGATGTAAAAGAGAATATCAATGAGAAGTATTTGCCAATATATCAAACTCACGCAGCTGAGAATGGCTCAATATTTGACGCCACATCTTTAGCAGCTAACTCAACTAGTTTGGCCGCATCATTAACTTTAATGATACCAGCTCTTGGTGTTGCTAGAGGTCTTAATATTGCCGGTAAACTTGTTGGTATGGGAGCAAAAACCATTGCTTTAACTGAAGCAGTTGGAGCAGGTCTTGCATCTAGGCACACAGAGAATACCATGGAGGGTCAGCAGTATCTTAAACAATATACTGAAAAGAACAAGCAAGATTTAGCTCCTAAATATCAAGAGATGGCTGAGGCCGAGATGGCTAACTTGCCATTAGTAATGCCACCAAATGAATATGGATTTTCACCATATTCTCAGGAAGATAGAGTTAAAGCTGAATCAGCTATTTTAAATAAATATAAAACTCAGTTAGAATCCGAAGCTTCTCAAATGGCAGCTAAAGGAGCAAATAGAGTATATGCTGCTGATGGAGCATTAGCTGTTGTTGATGTACTGCAATACATGCCTCTCTTTAAAGGGTTTGGAAATGTACTTAAAGGTGTTAAGTTTTCTAAACCGGCAGAAACTGCATTTCAAATGGTTTCTGAGGCTGGAGAGGAAGGATTCCAGCAGGGTAATCAAATGGAAGCATACGAGTCTACAAAGGCTGGTATAGATATGTTTGGGTCTGGTTATTCAGAGCGTCTTGGAGAATATCTTAAAGATAAAGATATGAAGATGAATGCTTTCTGGGGAGCTATGGGTGGTGGTGTATTCGCTGCTGCTGGGCCAATCGCCAAGAAAGCTGTTGATTCATACACAGATATAGATCTTACTAGAAAACGTGCTGCATTACGTAATGATGTAGATGCGTTCAATAAGATTGATGACGATATTAAAACCGATTTGATATTTAAACATGCCAAGCGCGGTAGATTAGATAAACTATCTGCCGATATGGATGCTCTAGATCAATCTTTAGACGATCAGAATTGGAATGAAATTGGTATTACCAAAGAAGAAGCCCAAGCTAAAATTAAATTATTCAAAGAAGATATTGCCTTTGCTAATGAACAGAAGGCTATTATAGATTCAAATCCAAACTTTAAGGATCATAAAGATGCTGCACTAGATTTTCTAAATGTAAAATTGAAAGCCAGGAATAATGGCAAGCAAATTAAAGATTTAAATACATCTCTAACATATCTATATAGAGAGATTCTAGATAATGGTGAGTTAGATTCTGGATTACTTGAGATTAAAAAACTACAAGACAATTTAAATGCGTTTAAAGAGATTAAATCTAATTTAACTAATATTCCTTCATTTAAGAAAGATAAGTCTCTCAAAGAGGCTACAAATGGCAAATTAGAGATCAATATTGGTCTATTGCAATCAAAACTTAATGATGCAATAACTTCATACAAAGAAAGTAATCCAACTGTAGATATTAATACTGCAATCAAGACTGTTAACGATCCTAAGATTGCACAAAAATATAATAGATTAAAAGAATTACAGATTGTCAACGATGATGTTGTCAAGCCTACATTGGCTGCATATGAAAAAGCTTCTGTTATTAAGGAGAAGGATGCTAAATTAAAAGAAGATCAAGCTAATGTAAATAGAGCTACCGTTGTTGAGGATGTAGTAAATGCTACAACCGAAGAAGATGTTGATGCTGTATTAGAATCTACACCAGAGGAAAATACAGATGATGCTATCAATGCTATAAATAAAAAAGCTGAGGAAGAATCTATTGATGCACCAGACACTCCAGATCTTAGATATGTAGGCAGACCAAATCTATTCACTAAAGAGATGGGTGATTTAAATACTCATGTTATTGGCGAATATAACAATCAACTCACAGATACTACTGAGTCAGAATTAGCCGCAATAATAATGTCAACAAATGCAGAAGAGTTCAATAAAGCTTACATGGATTTATATAATCAATCTAAGCAGAATCTTGATGCAGCAAAGTTATTTGATGTTATGCAGAGGTTTTATGAAAATATTGGCAAGTCTAAAACAGATTTAGCTGATTCAAAGAATGTCAAAACTGATGGCGAGCATCAAATAGATGAATTTGAAGATACTGTAATTTCAGATTTTCATCCTACCGATAAGAAATCATCTGATATTGGTTATTTGCCAGTAGATGAATTTATCGCACCAACTCAAGGTATCTCTCCAAATAGAACAGCAATTCGTCAGTTTACTATAACTAAAGCTGGCAATAAAACCGTAATTAAAAGAGTTGATGGTGTTGCTGAATTAGACTTTGTGGCTAAGCAGATGCCTATTGATTGGGATTACGTTAACGACTCTAAGTCAGTAGCTGCTGGATCAGAAGTGTATTTTACTGTTAATCTTAATGATACTATTAGCACTAAAAAGACTGACTATCATAAGAAATTGCAAGGTGAAGATTTCATCCACGCATCACAAATATTAATTGCTCAGAAAGATGCTGCTGGCGTAGAACACATTATATCTGCATTACCAATATATCAAGGGAGTAATGTTACGGAGAATGGCTTTAAACTTAAAGCGCTTAGGGAGCAAATTTGGCAAGGAGTTAAATCTTCTGGTCAAAAATTAGGCACTTATAATTCTGGTATAACAACCAAGGTTACTAAGAAGTACTCTGGAATGCTGTTAATATCTAATACTAAGAATAATCCTCATGAAGTATTAAAACCTGGTGAGAAATTAGTTCTAGGTATTGCTAAGAATATTAATGGCAAAACAACTATTGATGCTGGTAAAAACGTTGATGCTGAATATAGTGGCATTGAAGTAGATAATTCTAATGATGGTGGTATCTTTATTTTACTTAGAGGCACTAATGGTAGAATTATACCAGCCAGATGCTTCACTGCACAATTACAGAGATTTCCAGAGCTAATGGCTCAGGCTAAGAAGTTACTTGCTGAAACTAACAAAGATAATTGGGCTGTCAATAGAGAACAACTCCGTAAAATAGTGTATATAGATTATAATTATATACCAAAAACCGATTCATTTGAATTGCGTGATAAGTCTGGTAATGTAACTACATTTAATAAAGATGGTTTGGATGCTATTCTTAGAACTAAAATAGTTCAGGTTGCGTCTAGTGAAATTAATCGTGGTAATTATAATGAAACTATCTCTAAACAAGGTAGACTCAAGACTGATATAACTCCTGGCAATCCTATTGTTAATTCAAACTTTGAATTCTCATTAGATTATCAAATGCCAGAGCAAAAGACTGAGACTACTAAAATCTCAATTAATGAAGCATTATCCTCTGATGAAGCTAGAGCTATTATTGGTGATGAATTTAGTGGTATTCCAACCATTTCTCCACAGCCTAAATTAATTGAAAACAATAATCTTCCAACTGAAGAACCTGAAATTCCAGATAGTTTTGAGGATTTCGATAATCCACTTGGAGATAATAATATTACACCAACTAGACTTAAAGTTGCATCTAATAAAGAGTTTTACCAAAAATGGGATGAACTTAAAGAAACTAAGTGGTTTAAAGATAGATTTGATGAATCATTAATAGATACAGATAAATTCAGAGATGGATTAATTAACGTTTCTAAGAATGGTGGTATTCAAGCTTATGGTATGTTTAAAAATGCCGTGGCTTATATTAGTGGTGCAGCACAGACTGGCACTACATATCATGAGGCATTCCACGTAGTATTCAGTTTATATTTAAATGAGGCCCAAAGATCTCAGTTGCTTAAGGAGAATGCTAATTTAGGCAAGACTAATGTAGAGATTGAAGAATCCATTGCTGACAAGTTCATGGATTACGTTAGATCTGAAGAGTTAGACAAAGGTGGTCTAGGTAAACAAATAGTAGATTTCTTTAAACAACTCTACTATATGATTAAGTCCAAGATTACCAATGATTTAACTTTAGATCAAGTATTCTTTCAGGCTCAGCACAAGATGTATAAGAAGTCTCCATTTGCTAGAAATGTAGATAACTTTAAGGTTGTTAGATATAGCATTGCAAATATGACTCCATATGAAGCCCAGCGCAGAGCTGTTGCTTTATCTGACGAGATGCGTAAGGCTTTAGATTCATATATTGAGCAAAATCCAGATTTAAATAATACTCCTAGAAAGGATGCTATTGCTGGAATGCAACACACTAATGATAAGGGCGTTAAATTCTCTGGATTAGATATGCTTGCACTAAAGTCTAGGGCAGAACTCATTAAAATATATAACAGTGGCACTTTAGATGCAACGCAGAAAACTTCTATGGCTAAGATGATTAAAGAATTCATCTCTATGGATGCTAGTGGTCAAGTTGTATTTGGAGAACTTGCTAGAAAATCATTGTTGCAATTTGCTAAGAATGAAGGGCTTCGTATTAGATTATCATCTAAGGAGATATTCAGCTCTATAGATTCAACTGAAACTGATCCAGTAAATGATTTATTTGAGGAAGATACTCAAGCTGAAGGATGGCAAATATCTACCGAGAATGTGTCTCATAAGGAATCTCTATCTAATGAAGTCCGCAAAGAGCTTAGTTATATTCCGCAAACCGTAGAGGATGGATCTCCAGAATTAGATGATCTCGGCTTTATTATATATCAAGATTTTAACACTGTTTTTAGCGATTTACAGCGTGATCTAGCTAATAGCGTAGATTCTGTTGAGATGATGGAGAAACTGGCTGAAACGGTCAATAATAAGCCTTATTTGACAGATATATACAATAAAATAAACACTGATTTAAATCTAAGGACTAAATTCTTTGTTAACTTCCAATTGTCACATGTAGATTACGTTACGGTTCGCCAGAGAAAACAATATATACCACCAACAATTAAAGGAGCTAAAGGTACTTACAGTTATCAATATCATATATTCTCATCAAATAGAAATGGCGTTAAGAATATCTTGGTTGATGAATGGAAGGATAATTCTGTTGATCCAGCATTTAATAAAACTGTTAATAAAGATGGTTCTATTAATATGTCTGAAGTTGCTAAAGTTAAAACTCAGTGGGATAAATTAACTGCAATTCTTAGGAATAAAGATAATTATGGCCCAAGTGAAACTAAGCTGATGGCTAATATCCTAAATCATATTGGAATAACTATTACAGTTAAAGACCTTAATGATTTAAATAAAAACTTTACTTCAGCTAATGGAAAAATAACTTACGGTAAGACTAAAATTAATACACTTAAATTTGAGTTAGACAAGATTGTTAATAGACTTTCTTTGGGTGAAAATCCATTTAGTTCAACATCATATGAATCAGAAGCTATTGATAATGTAGCTAAAACCATATCTAAATTTAGACATGAGCTCATGGAATCATCATTTAGAAATGGCGAGAATAAAACTATGTATGCTCACCAGACACCAACATTCCTATCAAGATCAATTCAGCAATTTAAAGGCAAAAATTGGGAAGATAGAATTGCTTGGTATCAACAAGATGTATTTTATAGAGACTCTGCTTGGTTAAATGAACTTAAAGAGATGGAGTCTCGTAATGAATTTGGTTTTATCGAAATAGATTCTATTAATTACGATAATAATAGTGATGGTATTAGATACACTAAAATGGCTCCTAAAGACTTTGAAAATACAGCTGTTAATATGTATTTCAATAATGGAGATAAAAACTATGTGTATTATAAATTCCCAGTAGTATCTGACGCACCAAAGATGCCATTCATCAAATTCAGAAGGTTATCAACTGATCAAGTTGTGGACAAGCTATATGATGTATATCGTCAGGAATGGGCTAGGATTAATAGTATTAAAGAACGCGAATCTTTACGTGCTGAATATATTAAAAATGGTCAACCGATTCCAGATGAGCTTAAGGTAATTAAGAATTACGATCACGAAAAGTCAAAACGATTCTTATTGCTGCCATTTTTAAATAATGGTAATCCACGAAAAGCTGTAGGCTCACAAGATGCAACTGCAATTAAGAGTGCAATAAAGGTTTGGATGGAATCTGAATCTCAAAAGGATTATGATCGTTTGGTTAAACTTGAAGTTCTTGGTAAAGATGCTGACGGTTCTGTTAGATATGATTCTAGAATAGATGCTTCTTGGGGTAATGATAAAGCATTCCATAAAGATTATTTTTATAACTCGGTTTTAGCCAATAGTCAAATGATGTCAATCTTCTCTGGAGATCCAGCTTTCTACAAGGCAGATAAAGGAGATAAATTTCCATCTATATACAGCCGTACTGTTGACTACCAAAAGCGTAACAAACAGAATGTATCACCAAAGACTGTTATTGATGTTAATGCTATTGTTAACTTAACTGAATCGCAAGCTAAAACTGAAGGTAAAACACAATTAAGTGTTAGCCCATTCTATAATACAATATATGTTAAAGATAGGGAGATTGTTTCATATAATAGAGATTCAATAAAAGATGGTCTACTAGATAGCGGGACAGACGAATTTAATGCGTTTAAGATAGCTGCTGAATATGGGTTTGCTAATTACTTTACGGTCATTATCGACGGCAATACCAGCGAGTTTAAATCAGAACGTGATGCTCAAATTTTCGCAACCGCCAATAAATCTAAGGTCAATAGGTTTGCTGAAACTTCAGATGGGCAATACTTTTCGTCAAAGGAAATCAACGTCACTGATGCCCAAGCATACATAACGCTTCCTAGATATAGGGAGATTATGGTTGGATTAGGTAGATGGACTACTAAATTACAAGATTTATATCCAAGATTATTAGATGGAACCGCATCTGGCAAGGAATTGCTTATGGTTATGCAACCTATTAAACCATTCTATTTTGGTCATAGCAAGGTTGGTAATCTAGTTGTTCCTACACAAAATAAGAATTCTGAGTATTTATTATTGCCACAATTGATCAAACAATCACCTGAGTTACAAAAACTCTATGATCACATGATTAATAATAATATCAGTTCAGCTAACTTTAACTCTGCTGTTAAAGCCGGAGAATTTGGTGCTCAGCCACTAGAAAATATAGAGAATGCTTCTGTACATGTGTTAAACAATGCTGATTATGGATTACAGCAAGAAACACCTGAGCATCATATTGACTCACGTAGTCTTATTGGTAGTCAGATTAGAAAACTTTCTATTGCAGACATCAGTAAAGATGCTAAGTTTGATCTATATGGAAAACCATTCACTAAACAACAATTATTAGATCTATATCATGACATTACATCAACTGATCTTGAGGAAGATTACAATAAGATTGCAGACAGATTTAGTAGTGTTGAGAATATACAGGACTTATTGTTTGCTGAGATCATTGATCGCGACATGGGCGAAGAGCGTGAGAAAGCTGTTGAACTAGTAGACAGAGAAAATAAAGTTACTGGATTAATGGAGAAAGTATTTAACTTGCCATTATTTCATCCATATCACGCTAAGAGTAATGAGAGTTTAATGAACTCTGTATTCAAGAATAATATTACTAAGCAAAAAATTAAAGGTGGTGCATTCGTACAGGTAAGTGCATTTGGATTCGATAAGAGTCTTAAACTTAATATCAAGGATGGTAGATTGGTTTCTGCTGAATGTAAATTGCCTTGGTGGTCTAAGAAGTATTTTGAGCCAATGCTTGACGAGAATGGTCAGCTTGATATAAATAAAGTCCCAGAGAATCTACGTGAGATGATTGGCTATAGGATTCCTACTGAGGATAAATATTCCATGCTTCCACTTATTGTAACTGGATTTTTACCTGCAAGTGCTGGTGGAGCTGTTATGCTACCAATGGAAATCACCACAATATCAGGTAGTGACTTTGATATTGACAAGATGTATATTATGATGCCAGAGTGGGAGACCTCTGAGGATGGTAAAGATATACGCAAGGTTCAATATGATTTAAATGCAGAAGAATTACAATCCAAAGAAGCTCGCAATAATGCCAAAATAGACATCATTAGAGCTGTTTTAACGCACTCTGATACATTTGCTAAGATATTTAAGCCTGGTGGATTCCCAACGCTCTCAGAGCTTGCAGATAGGGTTCTTAAGCTCGAAGGCAAGGCTGATGAGATGCTACCAATGACACTACCATCAACACAGGCTGAGTTATTTAATCGGAATATGACTGGCAAGGCTCTGATTGGGATATTTGCTAACCATAACACAAGTCATGCAATATTGCAGAATACCAAGATTGAATTTGCTAATCCAATATCATTTGATGGTGTTAACTTAAATTCATTACATGAGATTACAAATGCTAATGGTGACTTCATATCTAGAAACGTAGCCGAATGGTTGGCTGCTGTTGTAGATAATGCTAAGAATCCATTGAGTGCATTTATAAACGTAAATACATATACTGCTGACGTTGCTGCAACTTTAACTAGGCTTGGTTATCCTCTAGAAACTGTTGTTGGATTCTTATCACAACCAATATTAAAAGAATTCTCAAATAGATATTTCAATAATGGTGCAAATCGTCAGGCTGAAATCAAAATTACAAAAGAATTAACAACGCTATTTGCTGCTGCTAATTTTCAAGCAGAAGAAATAAAAGAAATAACTACTGATCAATTATTTAAAAATATTGAATCTGGAGAGTTGTTTAACAAGAGCCAATGGGATGTATTTAATACATTTATTCGAGTTAAAGAACAATCTACTGCACTTGCTGATTTAGTTAGAGCAACTAGAGCTGACACTAAAGGTGCTGGCCCAACTTTATCTGAGAATGATAAATTACTTAGACTTAGAACTCAGGTGTTGACTAATCAAGCATTAACTGGTGTGCAGGAATTGTTTGATGGCAAGGTTTATCCAATGGAAAAAGCTTTTACAGAATTTGGCGTAGAAAAACCTACAGAGATATTATCCAAATACTTCCCATGGTTTAAGCCAGCCTGGAAAGGTGTTAAAGATAGAATCGAAGGTAATCTTAATGGTAAACAATTATCTGTTAAGCAAATAGAGCAGATTAATTATGAATTATTGGGATATGCTGCTAGCGGATTTGAATTCTTTGACGGTAGTGATCGTGCTGATATTATTAACAATATGGCAAAGAAATTATATGCTATTAAAGAGAAATATCCTAAAGAATTTGCAGAGAACTATTTCTTAAATAAATTGATTGTTAAGTCTGATGAGAAATATCCCAATAGACCCAAAACTATCAACTTTAAGAATACAGGTAGTTTAACTGAGCAAGATAAACAGCAAGTTAAAGAGAATTGGTTACATTTGCTTCGTGATGATAAATTCAGTACTTTTGCAAAAGAGTTGATTAAATATTCATTCTACTCTGCTGGATTTCAGATTACGCCAAATTCATTTAATCATTTAATACCAGTAGATTTCTATAGTAATTTAGAAATGACTGTAGCTGGAGAGAATGGAAAACCAGTGGTTGTTACATTTAATGAATATCTAGATAAAACTATGGCAGAAGCTGAATCTAAATCAATATTGAATCCATTCATAGAGCAATTTTATAAGAATAATTCAGATGATTCAAGTTTTGTGCCAATGGTTGATACTGATAAATTTAGCAACATAACTGGTGGTATTAATTATCTTAAAGGAAAACCTGCTTATTTTGAAGTTAACGCAGCAGATAAATCAACAACTAATGATTTCGTAATTAAGATTGAAGAGAAGGTGGCTACATTTAGTCCATTTGTTTCAATGAAAGAAAAAGGCGTTGTTTATCTGTATAAAGCAAATCAAGTAAGTAATATGAAAGCTGTTTATACTTTAACAAATAAACTTGGAGTTCCAAATCAAGTGCTAGAGTATATTAAGAATGGCATTGATAAGAGTGCAATTACTGAGAATAATCCATTTATAGGATTCACTGAAGCGGATGTAACTAATGCAATTCCAGAGACTAAGGCTAAAATTGAAGAGCAAGCTCAACCGGAAGTTAATACTAATACAAAGCCCATAGACGAGTACTCTGAAATAACAGAATCGGTTGACCAGAGAGATATTGATACATTTAATGAATTGAAAGCTAAAATAATTGAATCTGAACTAACAAAAAAACAGATTGATATACTTAATCAATATAATAAATCAATAGGTGATTTGGTATTGATTGAAAATGACGTTAAATTATCAAGAGAAAATATTGGAATACTAAAACAATTAGATTGTTAATATTATGAAAAAAGAAGCTATTGAATTATTGCAGTACAGGATTAATCAGGAATTACAGTCGAGTTATATATATAGGCAAATGTCATTGTGGCTCGAAAATAAAGGATATTCTAATTCGGCAAAACTTTGGAATAAATATTCTTCAGAAGAAAGCAAACATGCAGAATGGAGTATGGAACACCTCTTGTCATTTGGAATAACTCCAGATCTAAGAAAACTCGAAGCACCATCATGTGACTTTAAAGATTTGAGCTGTGTGATAAAAGCCACATTTGATCATGAAGAATTAATAACAAGTCAGTGCAATGAACTGGCAATTAAGTCGCTATCAATGAATGATCACGGACTATATTCCCTAGCATTAAAGTATTGTTCTGAGCAAGTTGAGGAGATGAATCGCAGTCAAAATTTGGTTGACCAATTAGAATCTTTCGGTACAGATAAGATAGCATTAAGATTATTAGATAACTATATTGGGGAACTATAAATAATGGTAGTGAAAAAATATAATAATTATAAATATTGTATTATATATAAGACTATAAATAAAATTAATGGTAAAATATACATTGGCCAACATAAAACAAATAACCTAAATGATGGATATATTGGCAATGGAATATACAATCAAAATGATGCTAGAATAAATGCATATTTTCATAGTGCAGTAAATAAATATGGATATGAAAATTTTAGCAGAGAAATTCTAGAATTTTGCTTGCCATGTAAACATTATATAAATGAAGCAGAAAAGTTTTATATTAAGAAGTATAATTCAACAAACAAAAATATCGGATATAACATTTCGCATGGAGGCGGTGGATGTTTTGGCGTTATTCCTAGTGATGAAACAAGATTAAAATTATCATTAGTTCACTTGGGTAAAAAGAAGGGAGAAGTTCACTCTAAAAACATTTCAATCGGACAAAGAAATATTGCTCCAAATGTTTTTGCTTATACTGTTAATGGTGAATTTATTGGAGAGTTTAATTCTATCCAGGATACATCTGAAATTTTAAATCTAAATAGAAATGCAGTTGCAAACGCATTTAATAGAAGTATTAGATACAAAACATTTGTTTTTTATAGGGAAAAAACATTTTTTACTAAATATGTGGCAAATCAAACATCCATAAGAAGAAAAATCTATGTGTTTAACGACAAACTTGAGATTATCCACATATCTAATAGTATGATCGAATTATCTGTTGAATACAACATAAATTACAATGCATTGAGCAGCGCTTGTAATAGATTCACATTTAAAAATGGATTGTATTTTGTTAAAGAAACAAAATTAGATAAATTCAGAAAACTTAAAAATATATAATATGACATGCCCAAATAAATCTCTTAAAATTTGGAAGGATTTAGTCTCAATTCACGGAATTCCAATGTCTTATTATTTGTGGGATAAATTCGATGGAATGGTTCCAGATAAATACTATAAAGCAACTGGTTCGCAACAGCAAATTACGGCCCCATATCCAAAAGCATTTGGCGAAATTGCTCCAATTAAATTCAAGGATAATCCAGAGCTATATAAACAGTATGATTTAGTTAATAGCAAGGGCGAGAGAAAGTCTGTGCCATTAAATGCAAAAACTAAGGCTTGGATTGATAAGCTAAATCTAAGCACTAGATATAATTTTGTATTAATTAAAGATACTACTGAGAGATATAAAATATCAATTATACCAAGCCAGACCAATCAGCTTGGATTATTTCAGTTGCAATCAAGTAAACCAACTACCGAGAAAATTGATGCGCTGGATATAAAATTAAAACAACTACTATCTAATCTAGGTGTCACAGTTGAGCAATATGATCAATTTAAGAAAGATCATGGTGTTGATGCTATTGCTATGTTTGAAATAGTTAATGGTGTAGCTAAGATTAAAGTTGATTTTTCTAACGCAAATGAATTAACGCTACCAGAGGAAACTGCTCACTTTATTATCGAAACAATGGGTGATAGTATTCTTGGTAAGAGAATGCTTGATTTAATGCGTGCTAATGATTATTATAAGTCGGTTTTAGGTGAGAATTATGACGCTTATTTTGAGGCTTATGATGGCAATGAAACTAAGTTGATTAAAGAAGCTGCTGGGCAAGTATTATCGCAAGCAATCGTATCTAAGTTCAAGCAAGATAATCTCAATATACCAGATGGATTATTTGGCATAATGACTAGATTCTGGAATTACGTTAAAGAGTTGTATAAACGCATATCTCAAACTGAATTTAACGAAGCCATTAATGATGTCTACGGCAACGTAGCTAGCGAGTTTATGCAGGGCAATTCTAGATTCATGGACGCAATAACTCTATCAAGTGATATAAGATTATTTCAGATATCAGATAGTGCCTTTAATGGGCTTAAAGCATCAATTGAGAAAGCTAGAGATGCATCGGCTAAACGGCTAAATGTTTACAAGAAGAAAGATATTAAGCGTACTGCTGCAATTGAAGAGGCGTCATTAAAACAACTTGAAGAGCATTTAGAAAAGCAGGATTATATGTTAGCTGCTTTAAGTGTATCTGAACATGCTAGGCGTATGTTCACTCACGTTACTAAGCGTATTGGTGAACTCAAAAAGTCAATTGAGAATTTAGATGTAGTTGGTCAAGACGCCCTGTTATCATTAGCATCAACATTGCGTGACATGAAGAGCTTTAGCGACTCATATTTACCAATGGCTAAGGAAATTCAAGCTGAAGTTAATGATATTTTAGATGAAGAGCCAGATAATGCTGAGTATAAAAAGATAGATGAAATTATATCTGAGGTAGTTAAGAAAGCTGAGAAACTCGATAGAACTTACTTAGATATGGCTAGACCATTGTGGGCTAAGTACTTAACTCCATTTTTATATGACGGGCCAATCACTGAAGAGAATTTATTAGAGTCACTTAAAGAAGGTGGCAAAGATATTACTTTCGTACAGAGATTTGTCGATAGCATGGCGGCTTCAGGAATGCCAATATTACAAATATTAGACGTTGCTGTTAAGGATGCAAAATCTGAGGCAAAAGATGAATCATACAATTCTATTAAGGATCTTATTCTGGCTAGAATGGATCTTGAGAAGTCTGGCATTAAAGATACCAAGTGGATGTATGAATTAAAGAAAGACAAGTCTTTATCTGGAAATAATGTTTACGAATATAACTATGGTGATTGGCAGGATGCTAAAGAAGCTGAAGGCAAAAAAATATTAGCTACAATTAGATCGGCCAATAAAGGTATAGAACTTGCTGTTGATGATAGAGACCTGCTAGATCAGATTGCTGGAAATGAAATACTATCTACTCAATATAAGCGTATGTGGGCATATTGGTTTAGAAAAAACAGCCAAGAAGATCCATATGCAGAAGATATTATTAGAGATAAAAGAATACACTTAGGTCAGGAAGAGTTTGATGATTGGTTTGAAGAAAACACTCACACCACTCCAGAAGGCGTTATATATTATATAAGAGAGCTATCTGTCCCTGCAAATAAATATAAAAACCCACAATACGCAGAGATTCAGGCTAACTCAGCCAAAAGGAAATATTATGATCTTTGGTCAATATTAAAAGATGAGCATGATCAGAAGCTTCCAGCAAATCAAAGGTTAGGTAGATTGGCCCCACAGACTCGTACTGATTTTGTGGAGAAAATTAAGCGGTCACAATCTTTAGGTGAAGCTGGCAGAAATGTTAAACAATCATTTCAGGAAACATTCCAGAATGTTGAGGATGACACTGATATTGGTAGTAAATTTAAGGTTACTGATGAGAATGGCAAGATGGTATATTTCCTTCCGATACACTTTACTGGGAAATTGAAGGATATGCGTGATTTATCTACCGACTCAGCTGAATCATTGGCTGCGTTCATATCAACTACAAACGATTATTCTAAGATGTCTAAGATTATAGATATTCTAGAGTTGGGTAGGGATGTCATTTCTAATGTGCAATTGCAGGAGTTTGATTCTAATGGCAATGTAATTAAAGAGAGTATTAACATTCTTGGTAAGAAAGTAGCTAAGAACCTAAAGATTGATCCTAAAACTTCAAATATGAAGGCTAGGTTAGATGACTATTTTAAGATGAACATATATGGTCATACTAGAGTTGAAGGAACTGATTTTAACATTTTAGGATTCAAAATGAATTCCGAGAAAATGTGGGATGCTCTTGGTAAATATACATCGTTAAATAATCTAGCTTTAAATATATATGCAGGGATTCAAAATCCGCTTATAGGTAACGCTAACATACGCATTGAAGCTATTTCTAAGCAGTTTTTTGGACAGAAGGCACTTGCCATTGCTGATGCTAAATTCTGGTCTGAATTGCCTAAAAACATGGCAAATCTAGGTGCTAGGAATGCTACTGACTTCATTAGCTTGTGGGGCGAAAAACTTGAGGTTATGCAGGACTTTTCTCGTGATATGAGAGAGTTAAATATGGACAGAACTAATTTAGTTCAGAAATTATCGTCAAGCAGTTCTTTATATGTAACGTCGAGCGCTGGAGAGAAACAAATGCAATTTAGATCATCATTTGCTCTAGCTTATGAGACTAAGCTTAAGGATTCTAAAGGCAAGGAAATAACATTATTAGAAGCGTTTGACGTTTTAAATAATAAACTAGTATTAAAAAGTGGATTAACCGATGCTAACGGGAAGCCATTCACAGAGGTTAGTCTGAGGGCATGGAAGCGTAAGCAAAATGCTATTAATAATAGTTTACATGGTATTTATAATGACCAGGATTTACTTGCAATTCAACAATACGGAGCCCTTAGACAAGTGCTTATGTTTAGGAAGTTTATGAGACCAGGATTTAATCGTAGATTTAGATCAAAAATGTATGACTACGAGAAACAATCATGGATTGAAGGTTATTATAGAACGTTTGGTAGATTCTCTGGACAAATGCTCAAAGACTTAAAACGTGGTCAGTTTTTATTAGCTGCTCATTGGAATGAATTATCGCCAATGGAACGCCAAAATATGATGAGAGCAATTGCAGATTTGGGATATATGGCTGCAACAATGGCGTTAATAAGCGCTTTAACGATGATGGGCGCTGGGGATGATGAGGATGATTGGAGAATGAATATGGCGCTTTATCAAAGTAATCGCCTCCTCGTCGAGCTTTCATTTTATATAGATCCTCGCCAAACTCTGACCATATTAAAATCGCCCGCTGCCGGAATTGACCAGCTTAATAGGGTAATCAACTTAATAACTACAATTGCAAATCCCTGGTACGCTACTGAAATTATAGAGCGTGGAAAATGGGCCGGGTACAGCAGATTTCACAAAGCAGCAGTTGGGACTATACCTCTCTACAAGACGACTACAGATTGGATGACACCGAACGATAAGCTCACATTCTTTAAGTTGCAGAATAAGTGATAGTTACGCAATAGAATAAAAAAAACGAATAGCAATTATTTAAAAAGAGAGCTCCTACTATTAGGTCAGCTCTCTTTCTTTTAAACAAAAACAAAAACAAAATGAATTATTTCTTTAATTTTTTAATATAGTCATCAAAATATCTATCTACATCTTCATAATGAAATCCACAATATCTCGTAAATGATAGTATATCTTTCTTTGAATATTGAGGTTTATTTTCATGAATATAATTTGATGCCTTTTGCTGTGTTGAGAATATTTTATGCGATACTAAGTAATCTTTATTATATGGATTATCTACAAAGTACGTCCACAATGAAAAATCATATCCAACTCCATAACATTTATCTCCTTTAATTAAATTTACTCCATCTACCGTCGTAAATAAAATAGTATCATCCACTTTTTCCCAAAACTCAGGATATAACTTTGGATTAAACCAATTATGATTATAATAATGACAATTCTCATCTGTTTTTGGCTGAACTTTATGTGGTTTTGATATATATCCAACGTCTGGGCCACCGGGATAATTGTGGGTGCATTTGTAATTCATATTATTTCTTTTTGTTAGGTACTACTCTATTTCCATCAACATAACTATCACAATCTGGACAATATGCTGGTGCGTTTTCATGAAAATAATGCGCATTCTTATGTTTGCATTTAAGTCTATCCTTCATTTAATTTCTTTTTAATTAATCTTTCGCATTTATGTCTCCAATTTGACCCATTAGCGCACGATATCGCCACTGTTTTGGTATTCTGGTTGATTTCCCTACACTCAACGTAATCGTCGTCTAGATGCCATAAAAAGCCCTCGTTTCGCTGAAAGAAATGGTATTTATTAACCATGTCCATAAAGTGAATATTTTCAGGTTTAATACCACATTTTTTAGCAACTGTAAACAGATGTTTGTGATCGTGGATTAAGTTAGTTATTCCATATTGATCGCAAAACTCTTTGGTATAATTATTGATATCAGAATATCTTCTTGTTACAATCCAGACTTCGTAGCCCTTTTGGACTAATTCTAATGCATATCTTTGTAATGACTCTCGTTCGATTGAGCCGTCAAAATCAAAGCTTAATTTTAATCCTTGCATGTAATTTGTTTTGATTTAGGCCAATGTTCTATTTGAAATTTAACTTCACTCCAAAATGCATATCCACGATCAGCGCCCATATCGCTCAAGACTTCATTACAACACTCTATTGCCAATAATCTGCCAAACTTTAGAATTAATTTTCTAGCTTTTTCTTTTGGTGTTATCATTTAATTTAATGTTTATTTCTTTAATGCACTCTGGAATTAGCTTCTTATAATATTCAATCTTCTCTTCGCCAAGAGTATCGCTATATTTATCCAATAGACTAAATGACGTTAAAATCAATCCAATCCTACCGTGAATATAGTGTATATTTGATCCACTAGTCTTAGATAAAATCTCTAATCTATGTGGTTCAAATTCTTCTCTAGTTATCATTCCGGCATCTGTATTACATCCTTAACTGGCTCTGGAATTTCAAATTCTGGTTCATATGCTTTCTTGCAAGCGTAATATCCGGATGCATAAGCATTTACAAAAGCATTCTTCACTGCTAACTTATATGATCCTTCCCATGGTTTAAAGAATTGCATCCTACTCTCAGCATATTCTTCTCCAAGTGCTATAATTTTCTCTTCATCTAGTTCTTCCATTATATTTTCTGTATTAAATCTAATATAGAATGTTTATTTACAGCTGCTCTTTTGCCTTCATTTATGCTATTCTGAATAACATATGCTTTAGCTTCATTTGCAGATTCAGTAATTGCTTCTTTCATTGCAATCTTAATCGCCTCAACAATCACATCCTCAGATAATGGTTCTCCGGATAGTTCTTCGTTAAAGATATTTTGTGCTGTTCTCATGATTTACCACTTAATAGATACTGAATAGTTTCTAACTGATTAAGAATGTCTTTATATGTTGGGTCTATTTTATTATAGCTGTAGCTCAAGATAATTCCTCTAAAGGTATCAATTTCTCTACGGTTTAATTTAGGACACAACCATTTGATTCTAGATGAATCTTTTATCTTAGAATTAAATTCATCTGTAATCATCGCTAGATCTTTTCTGAGTTGGTCTAATTTAAAAGATTGATTAGATAATTTAGAATAAAAATCTCTCGTCAAGTCAACAAAAACACCTTTATTGTATTCGGATTCTTTTTGTTTAGCTTTATTTTGTAATTCTATAAAGTCACTTTCTCTTATTGTTATATATTTCTCCATAATTTTAAATTTTAAAGGCCAGTGTCCGTGATCAGCGGTCTTTGCCTTAGTGTCTTATCTTGCCCACATAAGGCTTGATTACCGATAAGAACCACTCTGAGCGCCCTTCAATTTTATGTGTCGAGAGGGGGAGTGATTACTTTCATTTTTAAAAATCTCTCCGCAGGGTTGCTCCTTAATTGCGCTACTACCAACCCTTATTCGCTTTATATAGCAATCCTATGAGCATATACTTGTGGGTATTGGAGAGATTATTGTTTGTTTACTTAATATCTTAATATACACTCCAGGATTCGTTTTGTCAACAGAGAAATGTTTACCATCAATCCATAGTACTTGTGGGTAGCAAATGTTCATATTGTCATCCTCAATTATATCGAAGGCTGTAAATAAGTCCATTATAAGTGAATTTGCATTATTAAAGTCAAATGATCTATTTGAGTCTCTAACAAAATGCATTCCAATAACAATTGGATAACTTGCTCTATCAAATAATTTTCTAAGCTCATCTACTGGGAAGGTCATTGGTATTGTTTTATATGTAGTAATTGTTTTTTTACTACAAGAATAATGTTGAATACCATGCTTTCTTAGATATTTCTGAACAGTTTTTGATGAAAATACTCCTCTCGATGTTGCAATCTTTCCGTTCTTTAAAGACGGCGTATTAAAATTTATAAATACCACATCCTCCATAATAATAGTTTTAATTATTATACAAAGATATGGATTTATAACCAATTATTCCTCAGAAATAGAAATATTATTACCAGAATGATCACAATCAACGCAATATTCATTATCAAATATTTCATCAACTACATAATCTTGTTTTTCTGAGTCCCAAATTACCCATGCGTCAACCTTAACGTTTTCTGATCCGCAATATTTACATTTATATTTAACATTCATCATCCCAATTTTCTTTAAGTAAAGTTTGTGCTTGACGACATAATTCTCTTCCTGAATATTGATTTGTATTGCGCTGTATAGATAGATTAAATGGGATTTTCCAAAAGTATCTATTATTATACATTGCATATACAACTCGCCAAGAACATCCTAATTTAACTCTACAATATTTAACGTAAATCGCTTGGAATCTCGTCATCGTAAATAAAATCAACATGTTCTTCACAATCTCTGCACCAATTATTACCAACACTCTGATCCTCCTCAAATGCAATATCTAGCACTGTATCGTCATTTGGATCAATCCAAGCTAATTGCTCTATATTAAATCCATTACATTTAGCGCATCTAATCATCTGATTTAACTTTAGGTGAACATCCTAGACATATGCATGCACTATATTGTCCTGCCATATATTTATTAATTTTATATCTTTTGATAAATGATTGGATAATTGAGTCCATTGATTCCTTAGAAATAATGTAATCGTCAAATGGGATAACTTTCTCTCCACGATCATTTATAGTAGCATTTGCAACTAGCTCGTCAAAATCAGCTTTAGGTTCTGCATTATTGTATAATTCAACATAAGTATCATGAATTATTTTCTGCCAATTAAGTTTTCTCATAACAAATAATTCTTATCCCAAGTTGATTCTTTGGTTTTACAATCTACCCAGCCCCAAGTATTCTCGGCAATTATAATATCTTTCTTACTCTTATATAGATAATGTAATATCATTTCATAATACTTATCATTATTACCGTCTGGAGCAGTCCACCAAATACAAAATTGCCAATTTAAGAAAAATATATAAAATGCTGGTGGCCATTCAAATCTCACAGAATCATATTTATATTTCCAACCAAGTTCATTCCAACAAATATATATCGGCCATCCAATTTGCACCCACCACCAGATGCCAAATAATTCAAATGTCCATTCGGTAGCTCTGTGAACCATCGGCATATTAGAAAACATATAATTATTATTACGAGTCCCAGCATATGGATACTGCTCTTTATATTTAGCAATTTGCTCTGGCGTTTTGAGCTTTAATTTTCTAAATGCAATAATTGTTGACACAAAGTTTATCGGCCAAAAATAAGGAGTGCCGTGCTTTAACTTTCCAATATAATACCTCTTTTTAGGTTGCACAAATACTCCTTTAATTTCCTTAAATAATTTAAACATTTAGCCTCCTTTTCTTCGATTTAACTCATTATTAAATGCTTTTAGATAGTTAGGATGTTTAGTCCAATTACCGCCTAAAATCGCCTGTATATGGTCTGTTTCGAGGTCACATATAAATCTATAATCCGTTTCTGGAAGACGATTCATATCTTTATCGAAATTAACTCCCCATAGCATTATCATAGCAGAATCAACACCTTGTTGTTCTAGAATATCATCCTCTTCATCAAAATACCAAAATCCTGGATAATTTGGTATAATACCCATATTAACCAAGACTTGAGAATATCTTAAATCTGGATTATTGTGCCAAAATTCAGCAATCTCTTTATCTTTAACTGCAATTAACGATAATACAGCCCTAAGATTTCCATTATCTAATGGTAGCTTCCAGATATTAGCCAATAAATTTTCATTATTGACTAATTCTAGAAATCTATCAATACGCTTTATATTACGCATTATTTCTTTTTAAGTTTTAAAATTGATTCTTTATCAACTCCTGTTGTTGGCTTATAATCGTATTTTGTACCAATACAATATCCAGCACTGATACATTTAACATTTTTAACAGCATCATCAATTGCCTGATTATACGCTTCTATTTGAATGGATTTTATTAGTTCTGATACACTTATATTTGTATGATTACCATAATACCAATCTTTTATTTCTTCTGCTGATCTCATTTATATGTAATTTCAAATGATGTTTCTAATAGTTCATCTAAATCTTTAACGTTAGGTAGAACCATTCTTAATTTAGCTTTAATAATATCTTTATAATCTTGACACAAATATGTCTTTCCAAGATATTCTACATTAACAGAATTAATATAGTTTATATTTGAGAATATGTCTATCTTAACATCATTAAAAGCTACTGGAGTTCTCTCTACGCCGCTTGGATCTGGTGGATATTTACATCCATAAGGATTGTCATAAATATCATCATCGAGCATATATTCCCCCACACAAACTATATCTAAATCTTTAAACATAGTTCTAGTGATTTTGCCTTGAAGATATAGGGCTACTGATCCAGTTAAATAAATATCACCAATCTCCTTCTTGCATAGATTATCAAATGCATCCAAGCATTCTTGAAGCGTATATTCTTCCTTAAGATTGTATCGAACTTCAGCCTTCTGCATCTTCTGCTCCATAGATAATCCACGTCTAGGCTTAATAGATTTCGGAATTTTTGATTCACCAGGTTTATATGCCTTAAAAGCATCTCTCATTGATTTTACGTGTTCAGAATAAAAATCATCAACTTCATATGGAGACTTCTTTCTTGAATCATATTTATCTGAAGCAGTATTTATTTTTGGTGGATCAATATAGTCTACTACAGATGTGTATCTACCTGGATCTATTGAGGTTCCCGGAGAATTGTATCTACTTCCAGGAACTATTACATTCCAAGAGAAATCTACATCTCCAATTTTAGGTTCTTCGCTTTTACTCATAGTTAATCTTTAAATTCTTCAAATGATAACCAATCTTTAGATGCACAATATAATAAAATATATCCAGCCAAATCTATGAGATCATTTTTACGTAACTCACTGGAATTCATTATTCTGGCGGTCTTGTCGTCCATTCTCAAGGCAATGCTATTATCTGCATCTAATTTACTAAATATCTTTATTGGGCTTAAAGCTGAATCGCCATATTTTTCATTCTTATATTTAAGTAATGAATTCAACGATCCAGTTATTTGATCAATTTTCCATGCTGTATTTTTATCTGTCATTTACTTACAGTTAAATTATTAATTAATTCTTTTATGTCACAATAATTTTCTTCGGTAAAATTAATCTTATAAGGAGCGTTAAATTCACTCCCTTTGTATTGTAGAATAAGATTATATTGTGATCCAATCATCCTACTAAATACATATCCTCTAAGCAAAACCATAGATTCTGGATCTTTAATATCTAAGATTATTGTACTAACGCTATCAGTGATTTCTATGTCCTCAATGGCCTTAAAATTGACGATTAAGAGACTTTCTTTATCTTTATTGTACGAACACTCACATAAATAATATCGCCCCTTAAAAGCCTTAGAAATGAGCTTTTGATATTGCTCTCCAAATAAGAACATTCTACATTCGCTATCTGAATCCTTCCACAGAATTCTGGCATAATTATTGCCAGCTAAAGATGTACAATATTCTATCGTATCAATTCTAGCAATAAATACAATTTTACCTTGGCTTTCCGACAATTCATTAATTGATCTAAGAGTGTTATTGCAAAATCTCTTTGAATGTAAAATATATCTATCCTGAATATTATACGTAAGAGCTACTCCCATTAAATCAACCTCGCGTTGTAATAATTCTTCATAGTTAACATTTTGAGGTGTTTTAAGATCTATGGTTTCATTCTTAGTCTCTGCAAATAACGATAGTTGATCTTTATTATTACGAGAACAACTTTTAATCAAGGATTCTGAGTTCTCGACTATAGTTGCTCTCCATAATAATTCATCTCTAATTTTCTGATTCATTAGAAGTGTTCAGCATTATATTCAGCTTGTTTAGCTTCTTCATTTGGATCAACACCAAAGTCTACGTGATATGGATTTGCAAATTTAATTTGTTCCATAATTCCACGGCCATGAGCAATTACTCTTCCGCCTCTAGTTGCTTCTGATATTCGTGTAGAATCTGCCACTGGCTGAGTGTCGCCATCTAATATGGCTTGTGCTTCAACTATTGCACGCATTTCACTGACGGCATATCTTATTTCAAGAGCATCGTCCTCCTCTTCATCCTCATCATGCTCGCCATTAGGTTCTTCATCTTCAGTCTCATCATCACTAAATTCCATACTTTGCCAACCTGACTCGGTTGATTTTTCCAATAGATCAATTTCAAATCCAATTAATGTATTGCCAGAACGTTTATTTCTAAATGGATCTAAAATTGTTATTCCATTGATTAATTGAAATAATCTATCTCCAGTAGAACCGGTATTGGTATAGAATAATACTTTTGAATATCTATCATTCTTTTTAATGTCAGCTAGAAATTGATCCATAGCATTAAGAAAATCTGCTTTTGACATATCGCCATTAGCAGAGAAATTCTTAATGATTGCGATTCCACAGCATTCTGGGAACGGTATTTGATCAAATCTCATAGCTGTCTCACCGTTGATTTTGTAACGATAAACCCTACTGTCACCATAAGATCTATTTCTATCAGTAATATCAATATCTAATTCATTTCCTTTCATTATTTCAGTTGATTTTGTTTTTATTTCATCAAAATATGATTCTTTAATCCAACTTCTTGGGATTGTTGTATTGCCGCCAATAAAAATATCTCTCATTATGGAATCTAGTCTTTCTATAGTGAGATTTTGATATGTAAATTCATTCATATTAAGTTACTTCACATCCATTTCCACCAGACATGACTCGTGCTTGTTATTTTCTGAAATCATCGTGCATATTTTTATAAAATAATCATTGTTAAATACATTCTTCATTCTGTTGATATCTTTATGAACCCATTGTACATTTCCATCTACATACCCCAATGAAGAGTCTATTCTATCTAGAGAGGCTGTTCCTGATCTATCTTTTGACCTGGTTGGAAAATGTAATTCTATTCCAGACAATGCACACTTTTTATTCTGTTTCAAGAATAAATCCCAAATATATTCTTTAGATATAGATAATTCAACTGGAGCCCGGCTCCCTTTATCTCCATTGGCACTTCTTTCTATGCTGTGTCTCCAAAAGTTTCCAGAAATGTCTCCAATTCCAGTCCATTTGGGATGTGATTTCCCAACCGGCCTATCACATCCACAAGACTTAGTATTGCCCTGAATTAAATGGGTTCCAAGAACGTCGGTTTTATTTCCACACTCACATAGACATCTATATCGTATGTGTCCATTTCTGGTCTTTGAGTTTATCTCTTCTACTATAAGCTTACCAAATTTTAATCCTCTTAAATCTTTTCTCATATACTCACATTTTATTAATGCAAATATAGTAAAAATATGCGAGAATGCAAAATCAGATAACCTCACACGAACCGCTTCCTCCACAAGCAACCTCTCCCATTAAAGATGTTTCATCATACCCTTCGATAACTTTAGTTAAATCTACATTTTTAAGATTAACTATTGCTGCATCATACTCTTCTTTAGTGCAAGATTCAAATGGAGCCTGAATATATGAATGATTATCATGTGGCAATACAGCAATTCCACTGTATGTTTTACGATTATTCCACATCCATCCAGCAACCTCATCCCATTCATTGTCTCTGATAGATACAGTACAACTCACATTATGCTGATTATATCCACTTCTAAATCCAGGATTAACCCATTGTTCTGTAACAGCTTTAACTCTAGTAAGTAAATCTATCGCAGATTCATTTCTAATAATAGAACCTTCTGGAGCTTTTTGTGGGATCTTAATAATTGCAGTTGTTGATGCATTAAAGAAATCATCTTCAAGTAATTCTGGATTATTATTAAGTAAATATCCATAAATACTTTCATTTTTATTCACTCGCATTCTTCTCCAATAGTAATTATCGTGCCAAGCATGAATTCCGCTAGAAGTTCCCAATACTAAGCTAGTTGTACCGGCCGGCTTAACGGTCGTTATTCTTGCAGCTCGCCTAATGCCAATTCTATCAGCATATTCAGCGTTTGTATCGACGGCAATAGAGGCCGCTTCTTCAAGATTATAATTAAACACTTTCATCGAAGCAATTCCAGTCATTGAAACGCCCAGTAAAGCATCTTTCTCGCAATTAGTCTTCCAAGAATCTCGCAAATAATGAAAATCTGTATATGAAGCCTGTAATGTTCCAATTATAGATGCGGCCCTAACTCGATCATTCAAATCTTGTTGAGATTCAATATTTGAAACATTAACTTCAGTCAAATTGCAACATGCTGTGTCTCTGAGACTTATCTCGTGGCACGGGTTGAATCCCATCTCTGGATTATTAGTCCAAGATATTCCTGGCTCCCCTGCGCCTGAAGCTTTAATATAATTCCATAACTTCAAGAAGTCTTCTTTTTTAACTCTAGATCTAACAACTACTGCACTGTTATTTGCTAATCTAAAGTGAGGATTTGTGTCCCACCAATTGCCAGATTTACATGAAAGCATGTCTGTATCATCAATTGTAAACAATGCTATTAGCGATGCTCTTCTTATTCCACCCGACAATACTGCATCTGCGATGTGACACATAATTGAATGTGCCTCCAGTGTTGATAATTGATCTCCATCATTTTTAGACTCAAGAATTCCTTGAATTTTGACCAAGCACTCTCTTAGCGGCCTAGCTCCAGGAGCTTTTCCACCTGATGTAATTAATAATGAGCCCTTAGCTCTAATTTCTCTAAAATCAAAATCTATAGATGAATTTGATAATCCAAAATACGATTTTATCAAAACCTTAACTGCATCTGCCCACCCCTGAATACTATCAGATATAACATATCTACGGCGTCTGTTGATATTAGGCTTTCTAATTAATGGAAGCTTGGCTACGTGATGCTTCTGTACAGAATATCCCAGCCCACAGCCGCTTAGCAATAAAAACATTGCTTCCTGAAATATTCTTATATCGTTAACTGCGGCATAAGAGCAGTTATACAATCTTGCTGGGTTGATTTTGGCTGCCTTACCAGCAAACTGAAGACTCCTCATCGACGGAAGAACCTTCTTGTCATACACGTATTGATACGCATCTCGAATGTCTTTTTGTAATGATGGAAACTTCTCAATATGCATTTCCATATTACGAGTAACTATTTCACTCCAAGACTCTCGCCTATTCTTTTCGGGTAAAAACCTAGCATATTTATTAAAAATAGTGATTTCACTCAATATCTCTCTGCTCACATCTCTCTCACTATCGCTCATATCAATCTCCTTAATTAGTTATGTGATCCATTAAATCTAAAATTATCTCCTCTGGAGTCTTATTATCCTGATTAAGCACTTCCAGTAATTCATTTTTAGAAAACTTAGGTTTATCATCTGGCAGCAATTCTGGCTCTGGAATATACCTTTCAAATTGACTAAAATGAAATCCAAGCGCCTTATCATCTCCATGATCATTTCTACTAGTCACAACATCGTAACCTCTGTAATTAGGATCTGTAACTCTAAGCCTTTTATCGCGATATGTACTATTCTTATCTGTTACGAGAATTATATCTCCAACAGCATATTTTTCATTAGCTTTCACTGGAATTGGTCTCATTGGCTTCTGTTGTTTAATTTTAACTGGCTCTTGTGCAGAATAAGCATCCTCGTTGCCAGAATTGTAAAAATCTTGAATTGTAGCCACTTCAACGCCATCTAATCCAATTAGGAATGCCTCATATGACGAGTCTAATATCGTGAGAATTGTAGTCCCAGAAAAATTAGGATGACTTTGTTCTTTGACAACTCTATAAAATTTATCTCTAATTGGTAATACATTGTTTGTTATATTAGCTCCCCAAAATCCCGCGTCAAGCGTTGCCCCTAAAGTTGGATATGTACATCCAGGATCTATTACTTTAACGTAATCCATATTTAAATGTAAAATGTTTCTAATATTTTATCTGGTATAGAGCTTAACTCCATATCCTTATCAATAGTTAATGCTAATCGTTTCTCCAGGTCTTTTCTAAGGAGTTCATCCTTATCTAAGACTCGCTTAACTCTATCAGCATCTTTATATTTATGAATATCCAATATGTATTTAACTATTAAATCCTTAGCTTCTTGTCTAAACTCAGAGAATTTGCCTCGTTGATAACAATTATATTCATGTAAATATTCATCTGGGAATTTAAATACAATAGAAGCCGTATCATCTTCCTCTATGTAATCCTGACAATATTCATTTGCCTTAAGCTCTTGAATATATGCCAAGAATCCTTCATTATCATTAGATAGGTATGAAATTATAATGATATTGCCAACGTCGCCACCGAAATGATGAGTATAAACATTATCAAGCATTACATAATAATCTCCATCTATCTTGCAATATTCATTTAGTAGTGGTATTAAATAACTATAACTTTTATTCAGCATATCTTTCTCTCCAATCTTTACGTCGCTTAATATAGTTATAAATCATATATGGATACTATCAATTGTAAATTGAGGCGTTATGTCGTCTTTATTTAATCTCATTGGAACCGACAGCTCATCGTTATCATACCTCAACTTTAACATGTCGATTATGTCATCTTCAAATAATTTTAAATGTTGTATTGATACAATCTTGCCTTCTTTGTCTTTGAGCCAATAATCTATATCTATTTGTAGCATATTATAATTCTAATATTTTATTTTCAATAAATTTTCTATCAACCTCAACCTCTGGATTCTGAGAATAAAACATATAATCATCTAATAATTCATATACACCTTTTTCTTTCTCGCCAAAGACATTTTCAAAGCCATATAGCCCCTTTTTATGCCATTCTGAGCCCATATTCCAAATGAATGGGAATTTGTCTGACCTAGAATAAACAATGAATTTAAAGTCCTCTAATGCATATCCAAGCTGAAGTTCATCTCGCATCCAATTTGATAGAGCCTCTTTGTAAAGGCTACCCTGTAGGTAATATCCCATTTTAACAAAATGATGTTTAAACGCTGGCATATGCATCTCAGTAGCCTTAAGATCGTATGGAGTTACTGTTTTGTTTAAATTATCAATAATTACTAAATCGAGCATAGTCTTCACTTGAACGCCATTAATTTCAGCTATAATCATCACTTGAGTCAAAACTTCAATATCTTTACTAGGATTAAATATCCACGAAGTATTTGGATGTGATTTAATGATCATTTCAGCATCACAACATTCAGCTAGTGTATCTGGAGTGAATATGGTTTTTCCAGCAGAGTCAACTCTTGCTTGAATATAATTCCAGAATAAATCTGTATCAAACTTAGCTATACGCTTGTCGTAATCTTTAACTCCACCGAATAGTCCTAATGCTTGAGATACAGCCTCAACGCTCACATTATTTTTAATATAATTATTGAGTTCTTCAGGTTCGTTTTTAATTAGGTAATCTGCCAGCTCTAATAACTGTGCTGTTGGCTTCTCTGCTGCATCAAAATAGAACTTATTATCGAACTCATGTGCTGTAATTAATTTACAATCTAGTAAGCTACCAAAATCTATTGCTTCAGAGTCATACTTTTTAGAGTACTTTAAGGCTCTTGGGCCACTCTCATCTATCCTTTTGAGCAATGAATAAGAGGGCATTGGTAGCCCCCTATATTCACTCTCAGATATATTAAGTCTTTCTGTCATTAATTTCTATGCATTTATCTAAATTAATTTTTACCAAACATAAAACCATATTACTTCCATTCGTACTGATATACTCAATCTTTTGAATATCCTTACATAATGGTTTTAATTTTGGTAATATTTTTTCTGCCATTATATACTGTAGGTCAATAACCATCTGGGTTTTATCTGTAACCCTACATGCCGTTTCGAGAAATAAACTTAACTCAGGATCACTTAAATGTCGCAATTGTTTGGCCTGCATTAGGCTGAATGTTTGACAATTACCAAATGGGCTGTGCACTATTTGAATAGTATCACATAATCCATCATAGTCAACAGCCCATATTTTAGGATGTACCCTGCTTATTAGTTCTACTTTAAATTCCATAACTATGAATTAAGTTCATAATACTCCATTGTTTTATTATACAGATTATCAGCAATTTCTTCAGCCTTTGAATTATCCATCTCAGCAAAGTAATCAACGAGTTCATCGCTGATTATCCTTGCCGTATCAAGATTATTAGAATTGATGTTCTTCTTATATATATTAATGACATCTTTATTGTTTTTAGACATTAAGACCATTAACATATCTGCAATTCTAAATAGTTCGTCTTTCATCCTAAAACACTATAAGGTGGCACAATTAAATCCTCAAGAAGTTCTTTATCTCCCTGAGCATCCATATTAACCATATAATCCTTCCGCCATTGCACATATCCACTTAAAATTGTTGCCAATTCTGGTAAATATACGTCGCTGAATATAGAATTTAAGTTAACAGTTCTCAAATCACTAAAATTAGCAATCTCATCTTTATGTTTTTCAACATAAGCCATTACAGCATTACAGATAAATAGCCAATTAAGCATTTTGTGAGGGTTCTGAGTGATTGTATGAAGTCTGAATTCATGCGTGCCCGATCCACCCCAAATCATTGGTATACAGTTAGTTATGAAATATCTCTGAGAAATATTCCATTTCTGTCTGTTCTCTCTATCTAGAGGATGATTCTTTACACCAAATCCTTCAAAATGACCATTACCTCCAGAATAAAAATTATATAATGCTTCAAAATTCTGATCAACAGTATTATTTTTCAATAATCTAATGTTCTTAATTGGAGCACAATAATCTTTCTCTTTGAATTTATTTTCAGATGTGAACTGATAATTACTTGGAAACATACTATAAAGCTCATCCTGAATTCTCAGCATAACTCTATGCATTGCTACAACAAACGCTTTAGATGGAGCATATCCGCCAATATGTAAATGAAGAGAACATTTCTTACCTATAGTGGTATATTTCTGAATTAAATCAGCAATATCAACCATAGTATGAACACCTTTCTCTCCACTTAATGGGATTGTTGTGAATTCAAATGGCTCAATACCATCGTGTCTTAAACTGCCATCTCTAAGTGGAATTAATCCATTCTTAAAGCATTTCTGTTCAGGTATATAACCATCAGCAGTCTCCACTTCAAAGCCAAACGTCTTGTCATTCAGCTCTTTAGCGAATTTGGCTAGTTTTGGAAGATACTTACTTGGCGTATAAGCCTTATCATAAGCTTCTTTGAATTGCTTAATCTTAGGCCCAGCACTGTAAGATAAATCAAATGAATATCTAGCGCCAATGCCTTTCTTATTAAGTCGCTCGTTAGATAGCTTGCCTTTAGGATAGAATGTTCCGGTGGAAATCTCTTCAACGAATCCAAGTTTATTTGGAATCTCATCAGAAATACATATTACATCATTCATCCTAACGTTCTTTAGTGGATTTGGAGAGAAATAACCATTAATGGCAACTCCCTTATCGTCAACTCCAACAATGCCCTCATATAGCTCAGTGTTTTCTAATAGAACCCACCTCTGAGCCTCATGGTCAAATGCGATTAATCCATTGTTAATTCTGTGCCATTTATTATCTGGCATCAAAAAACAATCTACATTAATCTCATAATATTCATTTTTAATATAACGACATTTATTTCTTGGAACTAATTTACCATTAACAGTTGTTACTGTAAAATCTTTTGTATTAGAAATTGTCATATCCTGTAACTAGGGTGAATTTTTTAAATTTATTTTCTTCGAGTAAAATATCTTCCAACTTGGATAGATTATTAATAGACATAGCTGCATCTTGTGTTGAAATACCAGACACTTCAATGTCATTACGACAAGCATCAATTGCCATCAGAATAGCACTTAACCCATCATTTAAAGCTGTTTTAAGCAAGGAAGCATCGGAACTTATTGCGTCATCAATATAACCCAATCCTCTGCATAGCGAGCAAACGTTCATATTTGCATCATCGCCAGTACCATTGCAGTCTGGACATAATATACAATTTTCAGGCAAATCATCATCGCTTGGCCCAGCCTCAGATGCAACTTCAATTTCTTCCTTGAGTTTATTATGCTTATCTAAGATGGCATCCATCTCATCTTCACATTGTTTACATGTGCATGTTGTTGGATGTTGAATTAAATCACCAGCTTTTTCTGTATAAACTACTGGTAATGTAATAATCTTAGTCTCAGTCTTTTCGTGAACTGGCTTATTTATGACAGCAAGAAACTCAACACTTATTAAACTACCACCAGCAAATCTATACTTCTTTGTACTAAATAATGGTGTTACATTTCCAGTAAATAATGGAGCCTTGCATTGCATTGCTGCTGGATTTTTAAGCCATACTCTAGCGTTATCATATGTTGGTAGCTCATGATCTAATGTACATACTGGATATTCAGCATATTCACATATTTTCATTACGTTCATTTCAGTGTCATTGAAATGCCTAGCTTTACCAAGATTACGTCTACACTTATCAAATGCATCTTTATCTTTAAGCATTATTCCACGATAGAAATAATATGGCTTTTCATCAGAAGCACATGCATATTCGCCTTTAACGCCACTCTCATCAAGATTAATAATACCATTAGCATAAGTTGGAGTTACGCCATCAAACATAAAGTAATACCTCAATCTTGCGCAAATAATCTTTTTAGGATTAAAGTTTTTACAGATCATGTCTTTCTTGATGCTTAATTTAAATGTCTCTTTAACTTGTGGATACGCTGATTCGTAATAAGCTGCAATTGCCTCTGCATTACCATAGCCATCATCCCAATCGTCAGTTCTACCATAACCATAATGCTTAGTACTAGAATTATTGGCAGTATTTACATATGTTGTTGTTGGCCATATTTTATTCTGAGAACAATCTTTTCTATCGAACACTTGCTCGCTAATTATCTGACCACCAAAAATTGTATATAATTTATTTGGCTCAAAATCCACCACGTTATCAGCATCACCACCAATAAAATATAATCCATCACACTTTGATGAAATATACATTGAGGTTTCTGACTCTTGATAATAACACAATGGACGCTCTTCTTCAACTTTGACTCCATATGTTTTAGATAAACCTTTAAATACCTTTAAAGTATCAGGCTCTCTATCGTCCTTAATAATTATTGCAGCTGCACCATTGTATTCAAGCAATACTCCAAAACCATAATTCATAATAATTTCAGCAAATACCATTGAGTCAGATTTTCCTTTCTTATCAATATTGTATTTCTTAGCAAGCTCTTCCCAATTATGGAGAGTGCCATTATGAATCATTATGAATCTACCTGAACCATCTGGTAAATCAAGTACTACCGGCTGAGCTGTAGCTTCTGATATCTCACCAACACTAGCTTTTCTAGTGTGACCCAAGGCGATGTGCGATGGGTCACTATTCTTCGTGTTGATAACATAATCTTGATATGTTGTTTTAGCTTTCTTTGATACAAATTTATCAATCGTCTCTCCAACAATTCTACCAATGGAATCACCTCCACGCTCATCGTTGTCTAATCCAAGATGATTAAATTTATCCCAATTGAAGTTGTGATTATTTCTTAAACTGTTGTAGGCCCAAAGTCCACACATAAGTTGTTGATTATTAGTTAATTACTATTTATTTTATTAATTTAAGTGCAGCTAACAGTCCAGCTTCTAATGCAAGCTCGTAAGATTCAAATTTACCCCAATTAGTTGACTCTTCGTGATATGGCAGTGAATAATGATATATTTTGGTTTGACCATTAAACATTCCAGATCTTATTGTTATATTAATTTTATGAACTTCTCGGAGCCAACGTTGTAATAGACTTTGAGTTGGAGCTGAAATAAAATCTATACAATTTTGAGAGTTCCAATCATACATTAATGAAGTTCTATCGGTCAGTATTTCTTGACGATACATTTGATAGACCTTCCAGTCAAAATCTTTATCCTTGGCTAGTCTCGCAGTTTGCAGTGACACTAATTGCTCTTGCATCTTCTTTAATTAATTGTTCATTTAAATCAATACCAAGCACCATATATTGGTTCATAGTAAATTCAGCATTTTCAGTTACTGGAGCTTTAACATAATCCAATAGTCTAAGATTTTCATAATTAGCACAATATTGCACAGCTTTGATAGTTTGTTCGTAAGTCCAAGCCAAATGTTCTTCAGCGGTAAAATGTCCACCTAAAGCGCGACACTCAATTCCATAGGCTGGACAATCACGATATACGCCATAATTACCATAATATTTAGCCCTAAATTCATCATTGTGATGTTGTCTAGCTGGATACACTACGAAGTAATCAAATGCCTTAGCAATATAACGATTCATCTGACGCTTATCCAAAACCCCTGCAACCATATGATAACCAACATGATGGTGATGACCAGCTACTCGAACTGGCATAAAACTCATATTCTCAGCAGAAAAACTACCTAACTCCCAAGCGTTTTTATACGCTGAGCAGCCAAACACATTTGCCTCTGGATGCTCTAAAAATCTAGGTTTGAATCGCATTGAATCAGCTGAATGAAGTTGTAATCCTGCAATAGCAAGAACACTATTCATCATTGATTTAAGGGTCTTCATAGACGCTACAAACTCATCAACATTCTTGGCTGGTGGAATGTTCCCCTCAACTAAAACATTGTCTTTAAGGAGCGCAAAACCACCTCCTTGGTCTTCTGGAGACTCTTTGGTTCCGTTAAATATTCCAATTGATGGAAATGCATCACCTTTTTTATCTACAATGAAAAATTCTGGATCTGATCCAATTGTTATATTATCTAAATCAATTAAATTCATTATTGTTGTTTTTGTTTGTTGTAATATTTTATGAATTCAACTACTGTTCTCCAAAGAGAATTAATATTAACCTCAATCAATGCATCATTAAGTTTAAATTGATGATTAGATAAATTATTTTCAATTAAATCATATTTTTCAAAACATCTCTCAACTACTGGCATTAACCAATCCCAAGATTTATTATATTTTAATGATTGTAAACACAATAAATCTTTATTACCTTTTGATACTTTCATGAAGTTATCAATCAATTTATTTCCTTTAATTATCTCCGTTGAATTCATGATTTAATTTATACTACTTTAAAATGTGTTTTTAATAAATGTCTTTTACAATAATCATCATTCTTAACTATATAAAGATTATCATACATCGAGAATTCAGCTTGATATTTATTACCTTTAGTTAGCGTTTTAAGCCTATCTGTAATACATTCTACTTCAAATGGCTTTCCAGACACCTCTTTAAATACATCAATTGCTGCCTTAAAATTTGAGACATTCATTAAAGTGAAATTACTTTTCTTTGCATTTGAGAATGATAGATTAATACTCTCGCCTTTTGGTAATCTAGTTTTAACATCTTCCATACTAACATATCCTGTTTGGTATAATAATCCATAATATCCAGAATAATTGGTTTTAGATAAAGCATAGTATAATGCATCCCAGGGGTCAATTGTAGTGTCTGATTTAATAATTCTCAACGTATCTGCAACTAATCCATCAAAATGACAGCTCCATAAAAATCTGTAGAATGTTAAGATTGCTAATTTATGATTAGTACTCAATGCTTTAGAGCAATCAATGGTTACTATATATGCATTAAATTCAGGAATTGGCATAACCATTTTGGCATCTTCTTGCTCTTTGAGAATTCTTTCAACATAAAGATCTAAGCATTCTCCAGTTTCATAAACCTGATGATCAGAGGCATATCCATTCCAATTTGAGAACATTTTATTCCCATTAAATTTATCAGTTCTATATACAGAGCAATGTGTTTGCAATCTACTAAAATTGCCATCTATTGAATTTATTACTCCAAATACATTTTTATTTGCATCATTCTGTCTGTACCTATAATTCTTTTTACAGGTAATTCTCAATCCTTTGAATTGTTCTAATCTTGGATCGTATGACGAATTATTGCTACTTAAATCAATATTTACTTTCTCTAATGCAGCTGGAAATAATGTTTCATTACCAATTTTATTCCACAATGTAACATCATCATCTGAAATCCCTGTATTCAACCATGTGAATGGAATGTAAATATCAATTGGAATAGTTTTATTACGAATATCCATCATACATTGTGTTTGCTGAATGCCGTAACCTTGATGATAATCGTATTTAGTGTTATTATGATCTGCCATAATTTGCTATTTTGTCATTAATAATCTTGGGTAATTCCTCTCTATATTTAACTTCAGTTACACTTCCGAGCGATGCGGCGCTGTTAATTTCAAGAATTATAAATTCTGGTACAAAATCTTCACGGCGTCCTTTCTCGGACTGCACCTTAACGTCACAAGCACCCAAGTCTAACCCAACTGCATTTAATGCCTTTACGCACTCAGATACAATATCATCCCAATTCTTAGGCTTTTCAAATAGAGGATTTTCTTCCATCATCCAAACTGAATTAGAATCATGACGATGCCAACGATCTTCAGCATCTTGTTTTAACATTTTACGACAAGTATAGAAACAACCATCTTTAGTTACATGCAAGCGATACTCTTTAGTCATGCTTGAAGCGAAAACTTCCACGATATAATTAGAATGATCTCTATGTTCGGATATAAAATTATCCAAATCAGACTGAGATAATATTAGATAAATTCCTTCACCTTTGCATGAGTTTTTATGCTTAATGATTGCTGGGAATGTTGTCCAATCAGCACCATCAACATCAGTTATATCTTCAAGTTTGCTCCATTGTGCTGTTTTAACTCCAATCTCATCAAACTTTTGCTTCATAATAATTTTATTACCACTGTTATGACAAGCTTCAACTGTATTTACTTCAATAACTGGTCGTCCCTGTGGCATCCTAGGAAATGCCTCTGTAACAGTAGTTCTACTACCTAGACGTATAATACAACGCATAGCAAACTCCCCTAGAGAATTTCTAAGAGGAGCTGCTGTATGATTCTTGGTTCTAATTTGTGGCTTCCAGGTCTTCATCTCTAAATATTAAATTAGCACAATAAATTACAAAAATTACAAATAGTATGACTGCAAATTCAATCAAATAAACAATCCCCATATTTACCATAAACGAGTGGTGATTATCCGTTAAGAATCCCACTATACCAGTAAAAACTGGCAATATAGACAAAAGAAGAGCAGACCCTACTATTTGTCTAGTCTTGATATGCATATCTTCTTTTGTAAAATTCATTCCAATCACCACTCTCTACCGAATCGTACCCAGATTGATATCTAGGACTTTCTAAAACATAAACTTCAACTTCTCCGAGAGATGTTGGCACTAATGCTTTTTGGTAAAAACTTGGCCAGCCCTCCAGGCACTCAACGCTACGATATGTATAATCATTAACTTCCCATATTTCTACGGTAATGTCATGATTTTCTGGTGATGGTATTAATCCGGGGAAGCCGCCCAGCGACACCATGCGATATGGAATATTAATTACCTCTGTTGATTTAAGCTCGCTATCTCGTAGTAACCTATTGTTGCCGTGACCTTTACGCAAAGACCCGTATGTTACGATTAATCTTTTATTGCTCATTTGTTTTGTTTTTATAAATTTCTAACAATGAATTCCATGAATATCCATCAATAAGACTTGTCTTTCCGGTATCATTCCATCTATTATTTTGGCTATTTTCAATGGTATATTCCCAATATGTTGGATGTACTTCACTACTGTAAAATACAAGCTTATGTTTATTTTGACAAAATAAACATCTAACTACATGATCGTTGTCAAGAAGCTTAATTAAATCTATCAACATTACAATTAAGTCGTCTTCTTTTGTTTCAGTCTTAAATGCACCATCTAGTAACATTTTAAGGTCGCCAATGGATCTAGATTTTCTGGGTCTACATTGCATGTCTGTGCATTCAGGATCGTTGAATGTTGCTGGAGTACATTTAACAAAATAATCTAATAGAAAATTCTTTTTAGATTGTCTATTTAATTGTTGGGCACAATATATTTTATTCATCTTGTAATACTGATTTTTTAGTTCGCATAATTCTATTAACCATATTTTCCATCAAAACAATTGTGTCATAATCAACGCAATCTTCAATGTGACTTTGTATTCCTATGATTGGCAGTGTGTTGTGAGCAATTAACTCAATTGTATTATCTTTCTCATGTGTTGCTAGTACCGATAACCCCTCACCTAAAAATCTAGGATCAATTGCTTGATGATGCCTACTGTTAACACCATAAACTCTCTGAGGCTGCCTATTTTGCATTACTGGTGCAAATTCTGAGAAATTCCAGAAGTCAATAGCATTAATTTTAATGTTGTGCATTGTCTTATATGGATCTTCAGGTTTATTGGTCTCATGAGACATATGCTGAATTAACTTACTTCCAAAGTGAACTGCTATTGATTGTAATCCGCGGCAGATACATAGGATTGGAGTTTCAGTCTCTACATATGCTGGCAATATATTTAAGTCAAAATATTCTTTATGAATATCTGGCTTGCCTGTAAAATATGATGGAACTTCGTTATAGCGGTCTACTGAGACGTCGGCGCCTCCAGTTAATAATAGCAAATCTAAATCTGGTTTAAACGAGCTATCTGGAAGCAATAATATTGGTTCTCCAAATTGTGATGCATATTCTAAGTAACTTAGAGTTAATCCAACTGAATTTTCTCCAAGCTTACTGATTGGAATTCCTATTTTTTTTCGTGTCATATTTTGTTTGTTTTCGATATTTTAGCTTCCAAGCACTTTCTGTATGCACTACAGCCCTCCATGTCTTGTGGATGGAATCCGCTTATTTTTATTTTGTATTTATTTCTGCTTGTGGAATACAATAAAGTACATCGACACGTTTTAGGCTGCGATTCACTTTTAAATTCTCTACCGCTTTGAATATATACCTGATGCGTGTCATAGGTAGATGTTTCAGACTTAATTACAACCCAATCGTTTGGTTTAAATAAATTAAATATCATTTTGTCGTTGTTTTAAATGTCATTTTCATTATTGTTTCATTAAGAAACTTTCTAAATTCTCTAAGCTCCTCTAAATTTAAATACTCATAGTTATTATCCCAAATACCAACCTGTACAAAATCCTTAATTGGACTACCTGGTGGCTCTATAAGTCTAGTCATAAAGAAGCTCCTGATCTTTATTGAATGTGGATTTTTAGTCATAGTTTATTAGTTCTCCAATCATAATTCTTTGGATAATTCTCGTATCCTTTAGTAGATTGCAATATTTTACATGAAGATAATAGAATTACCACAAGCAATGCTGCTGCATATAATATTTTAGGTTTCATCTCTTGACCAATTTATAATAATAACCATTCTTGCCTGAATAATTACAAACATCGTAATCTGTTGCAGTAGCAAACATTAAAAATCCAACATCCATATTGCGTTTGTGGCAAATAATATCACCTTCTTGAAACTTTCTACAAAGCTTTAATTCGTATTGTTGTATTTTCATTGTATTAGTTTTTGTAATTCAAAAATAAAGTTATTATTTCCAGAATACTGAATAGCCAATACCCTAATTGGCACTTCAATCTCAATGTAACTTCCGCCCATTTGTTTATCTATTGCATTCCATGGATATACAGGAGATCCTTCAATCCAAGGATACCATTTTTTTTCATAGACGCAAGGTTTTTCTCTTAATAATGCAGAATAAACCTTCGAACCTCTATTAACCTCAATAAAAAACGAAGCATCATTAGATCGCTTGATATTTAAATCAATATCTTCAGGAGTAATTGTAACTTCTTTTTTATTAGAGATGGCAATATTTGTAGTGTTAAACATTTATTAGTTTTTGTAGTTGATAATTAAACTCTCTTAATCCATGTGCCTTGACGCAATATACTATAATTAGTTGGAATACCTCCATACGAATCCTCCAGATGTTTTATATCTTTTTGAGCAGCAATTAGAGATGTTTCCATTGCGAATTCCGGTAACCCTTTCGGCATCTTTTAAAGAATAAAATTCTCTAATGAGATTTCCATCCAAATCATATTGTTTTATTGATTTACTCATTTTATTGTTTATTCCATTCTTTGCATCAGAATGAGCTTTATGGATGTTTTCTATAGTTGATAATATTTGAATATTATCCAAAGAGTATGTTTTATAATCATTAAGTCTATCAACAGACGGAGTGAATTTGAATCCATAATTAGACTCTTCCCATATTTTAAATTGAACGTGATATTTATCTTGAGATAAACACCAGCTCCGCAATTCATCTAGCGAATATTCTGGATATTCATAATTTCTTTTTCTACAATTATCTCTCTGATGTGAATAGATTCTAGTTACGAGTCCTTCTTTAGTTCTATTATATTGAGTTGTTTTTTCATTTGCGCACTTTCTGCATATATAAGACACATACCCACGACTATCTATATAAAAATCAATCAACTCTTTATCTTCCTTGCAACAATTACATTTCTTTGTTTTAATTTCCATTTTCTAGTTTATATTTTAACAATCCATTAAATTCTCTCAATCCATATTTAGCCACTAATTCCGCAGGATCTTTAGCCCTATAAATATATGGATTGTAAAGATACTCAATGTTATACATACTAGAAAATTTTTTAGCATTTATTATTCCACTATTGTAATCTTTTTCATAATCATTGTCAAACCAAATTACAATTCGATTCCATCTTGGCCTTAATTTTTTATAGAAAATTTCTGGCAAAATGAACGATCCCTCATTGTTCGGGGCGATCGCATTGCAATAATGTCCATTAAGTCTCCAGAAAATTCCCGCATCTTTCTTACTACTTGTAATATATAGCGTATCTCCACCGCCTTTGGGTAATAAATCCCAATTCTGAATAACAGTATTATCTACATTAGAAATCCATTTGTGCTTACCATCGCGTTCTGGGAAATATAGTTTTCTCCTATAAATACCATTATGCCTATAATAATCATAACTATAAGCCAATTCATGTGGCACTGCATATGGCATCTTAATCATACCCTTGTGCTCCATTGTTAGCCAGAAGTAGTCTATTGGCCTAATAGAAGCCATCTGAAGCATTTCTTCAGTCCAGCCATATTGTTGCCAGTATTCTAAGTCGTAATCCTTATATGGAGCGTATGACACATTTATGACAGTTGTAGATTTCTCCTTAAAATGCGGTGTTGGATTAATCTTAGATATAATAGTTCTTACATATCTGAAATCTCTATCAGAATTATCTATTAATTGTAATCCAAAATCTAGATTAATCTTTCTAATAGCATCCCTAAAATCTAAATTAAACTTACGCATCACATATTCAATAGCCCTGTAAGATCCCTCTCCAAAATCTGTGTACAAAAGGTCTCCGCCAATATGTTCTATCATACACGATGGAGACTTTTCATCTCTAAACTCTGATTTAAAAGGCTGTGATATTTTCTTAAAATTCCTACAGTAAGCTTGAAATATTTGATATGTTGAAATCACATCTAATAAATTGCTCTTAGTAAGAATATTTCTAGTTGTGATCATTTTGTTTATTTAATTTCTGTCTAACACTTCCAATTGATAAATTTCCTTAATGTGTTTATACATTAATTCTGGTACATTATATTCAGATAATAAATCCATTCTCTTTTCGTCTGATAATGAATTCCACCAGTCTTCAACTATTTGTCTTGCATTCATAACTTAATTTTTAAAAGAAAGGGCCATCATTTCTGACAGCCCAATCATACAACTATTTATAAAACAACAATTTTATCTTACCAAGGCATTTCATCCTCTGGAGCCTGTGTTTTAAAGTCAGGATCTGCTGATGGTAGCGCCACTGGTTTGTAATCATATTTATTACCTTTATCAAAAGGCTTAATATGATCTGGATTAGCTTTCATCTCTTCATTAGAAGCGATAAATCCGTAACGACGTTTACCTAAAGAATAGCCGATTTTGTCCTGGCCATCTTTCACATAAACATATTCTTCAGCTGTTAAAGCCCATGTAGCAAATTTGCCACGAATAATAGGCATCAACTTATTGAGATAATCCTCTACGTTATCAGCCTCGATAGCATCAACTTTTTCAGAAACATCAAGCTTCTTAGCAATTAATGCAATATCTGAGATAAACTGATCCATCTGAGTTTTATCTTCCTTGCCAAAATAAATACTGAAATTTACACGACCTACACGACCGCCAAATTTAGCTTTTTCATCTGGCTCAAAACCAGCATCCACAACTTTTGGACTCTCAATCAACAAAACTACTAATTGTTTATCACTCTTGGATGACTTTTTAAGTTCAAATCCAACAATTGCAGCCTCCTGCACACCATATGACAGATATTTAGATCCACCATTACCACCTGTCGCAATTACGACTCCTTTCGTACTAAATCCACTCATATATTTAATTTTAATTGTTACTACTTAATTCCAATTCGTCTTCTTGTTGATATTTGCGAGCCAATATGTGCCAGTCTACATGAAACATCTCCCAATAATAATGACGCTGGGGTGAATTCTCCCAATCAAAAGCTGATGTTACCCATCTATCATTAGATTGCCATGTTCTATTGCAATAAACATCAAAGTCTTCATTACCTCTAATGTTTTTCTTAAATTGCTCTAGACAATTATTCTTAGTTAGAAATTCTATAAATCTTTCTTTCATTTTAAATAAATTCTATCCCAAAAGGTTGTAATGTTAATTATAGTATTCATGCACACATTTAGAAACATACCCTAAATCATTTGGTATTCTAATTGACGGGAATGTACCCTGTGGCGATTTGGCTGGATAATCATTGGTTCTGTTTGTTACGAAGAAATAATTACCCTTTTGAGTTTTATCGTCCCATTCTGAAACTGCATATAACACAATATTAAACAATCCCTCAAGAGTTATCTTAGAGTCCAACATATTGCCAAGTGTTTTCATTTTGCGGACAACCTCAAAATCTTTATGGATCTCTTCGCTGTGACAAATGAAATACACCTGTAAATCATCTCTTAGATTGCGAGCCATATCAATGATCTCAAAATAATCCTTACCAAGCTCATTGAATTTTTCATAACCCTTCTCCATTGCCTTACGCATGAACGCGAACGCTAAACTATAATGGGCGTCGTCGATCACAATATATTTGATGTGAGGCATAGTTGTATTGATCCGGCTAAGTGCATTTTTTATATTTGCAGCTTTATCGCTAGAAAACCAATTCCCATCAGGACTTTCTGTTGGGTGAAATGGTTTATAGTGCTGTTTCCATCCTTTTGTTGGTAATCCCTTGCCAGCTACTGAGATTATAAATGTTTCCTTTGGTGGCAATCCAATAATTCCAAGTTCTGGATTTCCCAATATTGCAGTTGATTTACCAACTCCACTCTCTCCCGTTATTCCTATTAATTCTCCTGCCATATATTATTATTATTTTATTATTTCTTTGTGTTTCCAATAAAATCCGTATTTTAATATTTCTTTATCCATCCAGCTACGAATTCCTTCTTTTATTATGCCATTTTCTCTCTCAGCTTCACCTCTAGATCTATATGTATTTATTAGGTTGTAATCCTTATCATACTGATACACTTTTTTACCTAGTCGTTTAATATTAAATTCAGATATTTTTCTTTTGTGCTCTAAGGTTAATGGAGTTCCGTTAGCCCACCATTTGTCATATATATAGGATTTATTTGCGTCATAATCCTTTTGATAACAAAATGTAAAATCTTGAAGAAAATTTTTCTTGTGACCCAAGCAGCATTGTGACACATTTGTACTAGAAGACTTTATAAATCTAGCGGCATCTGATACTGAATCAAATTCATATTGTAATTCTCCCGTAAACCTATTGAAGACAAAAACTGGCTTAGAAGTTCGTTTCTTATTGTCCTCAATAGACTTTCTGCTTTTGTTCCAAGCTGTAATGTGTGTGGAATTATTAAGCATTTGATTGTATCCATTATTAATTACATCTAGTGAAATTATGTATTTTTCTTCTAGTTTTAGTAATTCATTTCTGTCTATTGAATCAAATTGTTCTAATATTTCTACCTCAAAAGCAGTTGTCCCATATTTATCGAATGATTTTTGCAAATGAACATTACAATGAACATTATTTATTAGCTCATAATAATGCCTCTGAAGTCTTAACTTTAAATTTACTGCTGATCCAATGTAGGATAAGTTTGTTTGATTGTTTGTAATTTTGTAGATCCCAAATGTTTTTGGGAATTCTTTAAAATCTAATGTATTCATAACGGCTATCTGTTTATTAGATAGCAAAGATATACATTATTATTTAATTTACAAAATCACAACTTTTCTTCACTCACTTATCTTTCTCCTATATTTAAATTATTACTACTTCTCGTATTTAGATATAAAATTTGAATCTTTGCTAAGTTTCTTAAATGTAGATTTATTATATTTCATAATACTATTGGTATTTGCAAAATACACACCATTATTAAAAAACCTAGCTAATTTATTTGCATCTAAATCTATATACATAATTTTCATTGGCCTGACACCCCATTTATTATTTGCATATAGACACTCAGCACAAACAATATCTCCAACCTTAAATACCTTGTTGTCAGAATCCCTTCTTACTGCGCATATTTTAACCTTCATATCAATTAATTATATGGTATTTTTGTTGTAATTCGCTATCTGCTCATAAACTCTTTCTGATGGTTCCCTAGGTAATTCTGCAAAGTAATTACATGCACCTAGGAACATAAGATCTATGGATGCGCTAGATATTCCATTACGATTAAGGTTAATTAGCAATTCTCTATGATTCATACCAATTCTAGCTAAATCCCAGCCATTATATGATGGAATCTTATAATTATAGGGCCAAAACAGACTAATCATTAAATTTGCATCATTCTTGGTTGATTTATTATCAGCTAATCCTTCTGGGTTGGGTTTCAATCGTTCAATCATTACATCTCCACGATTAGTATATTGCGCATCCGTGGAATTCGCAGTTTGTTGCTGGATGAGTACTGGTGAATATCCCCATCTATCTCTAAGTTTAAGAAATATTTTGGATGATAATTCCCCAATTGCTTCATATAGAGAGCTTTGATCCTTCTGTGGAGAAATCAAACCACAGTGATCAACAAGAACGACTACATATTCATCGGGTTTATTTGGAATATATCTATCAACAACCTTTTTAACAGTTGAGCTGCCATCATCTTCCTGCCAAGCAACATCCTTATATTCATAATGACCATTAGCTTCAGCATAGGATTTCATTGTAAGTAATATGCCAGTAGTATTTCTAATATCATCATGAATTGTCACAATTGATTGAAATTCCATTAACCATTGTTGAAATTCTCTAGAATCAATAATCTTCAACAATCTATCATCAAGAGTATACCCAGCAAATACAGATTGTAAATTATCTGGACTAATTATAATCCCATACGATTTAAATAACTTATAACTAATTGCAGATATGATCAACAAGTCTGCACTAATTTCAAGACTAAAGTAGAATATCTTAAGAGTTATGTTTGTTGAATCTCTATTTGTAAGATACCAGTCAATTGGTTCAAACATATATAAGTAATTGGCTAACTGAGACTTACCTCCTTTACTTTGGGCCGAAATTATTGTAAATTGCTTTTGTCTAACTCCTGGAAGTATTGATGAAAGTCTTGGTAGACTCCATGGTATCGCTATTAGGTCTCCATTTAATTTACGCTCTCTGTTTTGTTTAAGCTGATCAACAACTCTTTTAATCCTATCTTTCTCTTCCATTAATCATCTATCATTTCCGCTAATTCCTTAAACGACCACTGAGACTCTCCACCACCATTATTAATATAATCTTTATATACGATGCCTTTAATGGTGTCATAGTCACCTATATTTAGTAATCCACAATAAAGCCTTATCTTTCCAATCGTTGGACAGTAACAAAACAATAGTGTCTTCCTGGAACTTTCATTGTAATCATCTGATATAGATCTATATGCATTCATCATTTCCTTAATGGTCGTGCCTGGAAAATAATGATTAGCTAATAATAATAAATCATCTGGAGATCTGTGTTTATATTTGCCACATTGTTCTTCATTGGTATCACTCCAATATGTAGCTCTACTGCCTTTGTCAAAATAATCCTTAAGCAATACTTTTAATGACTCTGGATTTTCTGGTGCTTCTTTATAATATATAGTTCTCATTGTTTAACTTCTTTATTTAATCCCCATAAGCAAAAGGCTGTATATACTAAAAACATAAATGATAGCTGATATTGCCCAATTAAATAGTTAGACACACACCAAAATGTATTAGATGCTAACCATAACCAATATGATAATTCTTTCTTACCTTTAATATTAGCTATATATCCAGCAATTGCTATTAATGCAAATAGAAGTTTAATCATCTAACTATAATTTTAACATTGCGAAGAACTTTCTTTTTAACCTCATCTCTAAATTTTGCTGGACAATCTCCACAATAACATTTATAATTACCGTGATCTGGATTTTTAGTCCAATACTCACATTTTTTACATTCTGGCTTCATTATATTAATCCAATTAAGTGCATCATTGTTACTCCACACATTATATGATAGAATAACCAAATTGCGGTTTTTATTTCCTGAAGAGAAGGTTTAATTTGTTTTGGAGGTCTTACTAGTGGAATGAAAACTCCAATAATTGGAATCCAATATATTAATTCAATCATAACCTAATCTCCATTGATTTAGTTGTTGTTATTGCTTCATCTTCTTTCTCTAACCATGCCATAAGAGTGCTATTGCCATCTTTTTCTATAAAATATGGTGCAATTTGCATCCCTCTATCCATGGTCATATGATTAAATTGATTAACATATTCTCTACAAACATCAATGATTTGATCATTAGTATAATCGCCCATTCCATGCCCTTTATCGAGCTTTCTGAGCTTATCTACAATGATCTTGATAGTTCCTCTCCATGGATATTTGCCGTCTTTAGAACCTCTAGGAAAGCACTCTCTGATGTCTGTGGATAATTGTGTATAATCTCTACCAATTCCTTCAATTAAATATAGAGATCTTGGAAGCAAGCTAACCATCGCCCCATCTAAAGACAAATAGCCCTTAGATTGAAGCGATAGATAGTCTGACTTTCTTTCTGTATAATCAATTGATTTGTTATTCTGTTGAGAATAAATAGATAATAACAATAAATATTCATTGATGTTTATTCCTCTCCTACTCAATCTCTCGGTATCAATGATTATCTGCATATTATTATAAATTAATTACAAACACCTTAATGTTATTGCTAGAAGATGTGCTCCTACGATATTCTGTTTGGACTCCACCGCGTTCTGTCAATATTTCCTGCATTAATGTATCAATGGCATCGTGGCCAGATACTAATGTAAAAATCCTGAATGCTCCTCTATTCTCTTCTATAGCATTATTTACAAGAGTTTTAAATACAAGATCTTTTAATCTCTGTTGATTTACATTGTCTTCAAGTAAATCAAATCTACAACTTACTTCGATAGATCTATGTAGGCTCTGTATGCCGTCTATTTCATCTAATCCGCAGCATCGCATATCCTCATTAATACTAAGCCCATCCTCATTGTCGTAGATAATATGTTCCTCATCATTAAAATAAAGAACAACTTCTTTATTGTCATTAACTTGTATGCCCAGTTCTATTTGCTCCCATGTTGGGAATTGTGGTCTTGGTGGTGGTGGCGGTGTAGGCGTAGTAAATAAAGCCAATTTATACTTAGCTTCAATACCATTATTATTCACACACCTGAAATGTGTTGCTTCTCTTAATGTGTCAACCTGAGTGTCATCTGAATCAATCAGAATTCCAGTATAATCACGATCTACTGTGATATTTTTAGCCTTCTGCGGGGCTGTAATACATTTTAATGTAATTTCTCCTGACATAATTTCTTCGGTTGTTGTGTTATTGATTGTTGATTGTAATTGCATTATTTGTGCAACTGTTAGTTCTTTTTCTGGTAATTGATTGAAATACTGTTCAGTTCCAACCATTGTTGTTCTACCATCACGAATAAGAACATAACTTGGCCGATCATTATCTCTTAATGATTCATAATGTAGGCTTCTGATTGGGCTTAATATTGGTGAATATGGGTTTCTTAGTTGATATCCTTTAACACCAAGCGATAATAGCTTCTCATTCAGCAATGCCAAATCATCAACCCATGATAACCTAATCTTACAATTATTTACATCAATTTCTCCTATTCTTAGAAAATCTTGATATGAGATTTCAATCGTACCTAATCTATAATCTTCAAAGAATCTTCCACCCATACCCAATTCTGTAGACCATCCAATTCTATTCCAAAGAATATATAACGCTACAACATCGGTTACATTATTATATAAATATTCATTCTTTGAATAACCAAGCTCAATTGCCTTATCTTGTACTTGCCTTGCTATGTCTTGATTAGGTATTCTTATTTTATAATCTTGCATATTGTTTAATGCTTAGTTGTTCATAATCTTCAGGTTTATTAGTCCTGTAAGCTAATAATGATGATTTTGCATCATCTATATTAACCTCAAAATATTTAGCCATTAACTCAGCTAAAGTATCATCATCTTTTGCTCCATATTGAAATTCTAGAGCAGAGATCATAACCTCTAGCTGAGCTGTGGTCTTTTGAATCTTAGTGAAATACATACCAATACCATGGTTTTAAGTGAATTTCTCTTGCCATATCAAGAATAGCTTTACGTCTGCGATTTACAGCATTGCCGTAATTCTCATAGATAGGCTTTTTCTTAGATGTTAATACTGGCTTATAATTAAACTTACCAAACTTAACAACTTGAACTTTCTTATCATGCCTTTGAGCTGGAAATCCATATGAATTGAGGATCATTATATCCTCTCTACATTTATGTAATAGAATTGCTTTCATTTTTTATGTTTTGTAATTCTAATATATGGAAGAATTAATTCTGGATGCTGCTTGCCAAAGAATACTCCATTAAAATCTTGATATCTAACCTCTATGGATTTTATATCTGGATTACTTAAAGACTTTTCTATTAATTCTACTAATTCTTTCATACAGTCAATCTTGCTCTAGTGTGATAAACAACTTCCTCTTCTTTGCGTACAACAACTCTACCAATAGGTGTGATTGTTTTAGTTAATTCAAGACAGAATATATGTAATGGTTTATTAATGAAGGTAATTACCTTTTCTCCATGCACTATCTGTCCTTGAACTTTAATTGGTTCTATTCGTGGTCTCATAAGAAAAATATTTTAAATGTCCAGTAAAATGCTTCAAAAATTAAATACATTATCAAAGCTGTTAATGCATATGGAATATACCATTTAGATATTTCAAGTTTTACTAATTTAATTCCAAGCATCATCCACAGGTAAATTACCAATGCCACTAATTCAAGCGCAATTAATACTCCAATGTGATTTAATAGTGTCATAATTATTTATAAATTAATAAACATGTTAGCATTGGGCCTCCACCAGCATTATATTCATAACAAATATAATCTTTGATGCGACCTTTAGTTTTATATATTGTAACATTGTGTAAAAATTGGGCCCTTCCACTACATTTAGGGGCATTTTCTTTGTCAATTATTGCGTTGGATACAAATGACCCTAATACTCCAAATATTGGTTTTAAATAGCATTCTAGTGGCCTTGGAACTGATGATCTCAACCCAAACGAGAATATAAATGCTTTATTTGAAGCTGATGTGCTCTGTATGTCAATTTGCTTTAATAAACTACTTTTAATTACTTCTAGGTTAGAAGTGCATGTTAGGTCGCAATCAATAAACATAGATCCAAATAGATCAATTGATTTATTTACAACCTTGACACTTTTAAGATTCCTACATCCCCTGAATATATCAGTAAATATTGTAGGTTCTATCTCACAAATCTTCAAAGCGCTTGAATCACAAATGTATTTTCTGTAGTTATCAATATGCCTCTGATAATCTGGGCCTGTTACAATAGTTGCAGATTTAACTTTTTGAGTCAGCGCCTCACCAGCTTTTTGATAAAACTCAGCTTCTATAATGTGTTTTATAGAAGCCGAGCTAAAATCATGTGTGTATTTAGGATTCATTATTCTCCCAAGATTTGAAATGAAAATTCAGCATCTCTGCCATAAAGATCCCAAACATACTGCTGAACAGCCATTTTAAGCTTGTTTTTAGGGCTTAATTTGTTCCACCATGGCACGCTAACAGTTTTCTTTGGTCTTGCATCATCAGACACTGCCCAGGCGCAAAATGCTCCATTAAGCGTTGTGTGTTGCTCGCAATTGTGAAATCGCGGTAATTGTACGGTTTTAAGTTGAAATACTGGCAATTTCTCACGAGTTTCGTCATATGGATTTTTCCATAATTCAAAACATTTATGTCCATTGTCATCAACTTTTTGTGTTGCTTCAAATTTACCCAATAGGGCTTGGCTTCCTCCGATGTTCACGGTCAGATGCACTTCTGTGTTTTTATAGTCCATAATAATATAGATTCTAACTAAAAGGGTGTTGACGTACACCCTAGGAAACGTTCCTAATTAAGCTGCAATAGCAACCTCACGGAATAAATTGATAGTTTTGCCTGTTATGGCAATTAAATTCTACTCTAATCTACTAACATCGCTGTCAAAACCAGTCAGCCCCGTAAAACAATGAGTTATTGGTTCAATTAAATAAGTTATACTCATCCGTTCCATCTTTAACTCACTGTAAAACCGTACTAACGCGACGGGTTAGCGCAACTCAATTGGCTTGAGCGAGTGGAGCTGAGGGGAATCGAACCCCTGTCCAAACAACTGTATAATTAGCATCAAACGAATTTAATTTGTACGCAGAGATGGATTTGAACCACCGATCTTTCCGTAGCCGTAGCCCGCCGGAGTGCTTTAACCGCTAAGCTATCTGCGAATATTAATTACACTTTAACCCCTCTAGTCCAAATTACTGACCAAATCTCAGTGCGTGTGGCTTTATCTAGTCCAGATTTAGCCAATACTCTTGATAATGTCAGTTTACGACCAGCCTTGCGACTGAATTGATCACCATGGCCACATTTAGCAATAGCAATATTTTCAGTGCCATTAACTGTTAATACACATGATGTAGTTTTATTTGGCACATCATGATGCCAATCAATTTTAATGCTGTCAGTGATTTTCATTTTGTTGTTTTATTAAAGTATTAACTATAATTTTTCTCTAGAGTTCTTCTTCGTTCATAAAAATCAGTTGAATTTTGTAGAATATCAGAATCTGTTTTGCTCATATAAAAATATGAATGAAATCTACCAAACCCATTTGGCCTTGAATTTACCATCCTATCACCAAAATCACAAGTGCCAAGATCATAGTACATTTTTAAAGTGGCCCATCCATGGCTTCCACCTCCATGCTTATGATCCTGAAGCAATTTGCCACAACTACATTTATGTTCAAATAATTCTTTTAATGATGGTTGTTGTTTTAATCCAACACATGAAACTATTTTAACTTTCTTAATAATCTTTTTTATATTAAACAAAGATATAATTTTACATAGCAATTTCTTCATATTTATTAATTTTAAAGCTAGCCCAATTTCTCAGACTAGCTTATTTGTAATAGCCTTGATTCGATACTATCAAGTCTTCAGTCATTCCTACTCTCTGACACTCTATTGCATTATTTTTCTGATGTTACTACAGATCCACACATTGGACATTTGATACCATTATAGTGAGATCCACATGATGCACATTTATATTTCATATTAATATTGTTTTAAGTTAAATAATTACCTGTCCATTTCTAAGTGGAATATTAATAATTAAAAGAGGTCTTTTGCCATTCATGTGAATCCAAGAGAAACCAATATACTATTAAACATTCTAAAAATCAATATCTTACAACAAACAACGTCATCTTAGCATGACTATAATATCTATGATTTCCTTACATTTCTGCGGAGTAAAGCTTTGAGAACTCCAATCATTTTTGATATTAATATTTATCTTCAGCAGGTAACTATTATATTTTTAAAAACTACCAGAAGTCTTAACCTCTAAAACTCTGAACAATCTAATCAATTAACCACTAAAACTCTAAATCTATGAAAAATTGACTTCTGGTAGTATAAGTAGCAATGGTTGGAATCGAACCAACATTACCCAATCTTACTATTAACGCATATCTATTCACTCGAAAGTACAAGAGGCTATTAATAATTTACATCACCGCCATTTTATTGTAAAAAAGGATTGCAGCATATCATTATTGAAGTCTGCAATCCTTAAATATTTATTATATTCTATGTTATATCTAATTGAATCTTATTATAATGCTAGTAGGGCATACCATACTTACGCTGAATAGTGTTACACAATGGTTGTCTTTTCAATAGACCTAACTTATGCTACGAGCTTCCTCTGAGTTGCCCGCAGTAGGATTGAATACCTATATCGGATGGGTTGTGAGCCCTCTGCACTATTAGTCTATTATTCGACAGTTATAGAATACCTATAATATTTATTTATTAAATCTATTTGTTTGTAATCTAAGATAATTTAAGCCTTTTTATATCAATGCTTAGGATATTTTCATTATTATGCTGGCACTTCAGATCCAACCGAGGTAGCAATAGCTTCAGCTTCAGTTGCTTCGCTTACAATTTCGCGAGTTGATGTAAGATTGCTCAAATGATCAACACCGCCAATTGCATCACGAGCCATCAGCTTGGCTTTCTCTTGAAGGATGTATGTATCCAACTGAGCTTCCTGGCTTAACACTTTATTTAAATCATCTGCAACAACACGACCAGTGGTTGTAATTGTCAGCGGAATTAACTCATTGCGATTTGTGCTCAATGGACGAATACTGAAAAACAATGGCTCACCAGCCTCGTTGTTACGAAGATTTGCACCTTGAGCTGCTGCATATTTAGCCAACTCTTCAACTGTACCTAACACTAGGTACACAAATACCATCAAACCACCAGCTTTGCGGTAGTAATTACTTAATTTTGCTTTTAACATTTTGTTTATTTATTAATTGTTTTTGTTTAAAACTTTAACTCAATTCCAAGGTTTAATAATGAATATTACAACCAAGGCCATAAATGTGTATAATGGCCCACTAATGATTGCAAATAATGTCTCTAATATATCAGCACCTTGCGAAGACTGATATATTTTATAGAGATTAAAGGCTCCAAATAAAAGCCATATTAATGCTATTATGTATATTGTCATGATTTAGTGTTATGTATAAAGTTTAAGAAAACTCCAAGCAATATCAATTCTGCCAATGCAGACACATAAGCTTGGTGATAAATCAGAATAGCCATACATATAGACATAAATACGCCAATAATCAAAGCTAATCTGATTTTAGTTTTCATACTCGCTGTGATTTAATTGCTTGAACTTTACGATAGCCAAAGAAGGCTAAAATTGACTTATTTGCCTGAGATTTTGAAGTGGCAAATGTATCATACTCTATTGCAGTCTTATCTGATAAGCATACAATTGTGTGAAATTTAACTGACATTTAATTTGTGTTTAATAATCGTAATCACTACCACCATTAACCCCGTGATTGTCATCTGTGATGATATCGAAATCATCATCTAATGTGCTCTGAATTACTGTAAGTTTTTTCATATTGTTATTTAATTAAGTTTAATTGATAAGACTGGCTTGGTTGCCACTATCCACATATTAAATGTGCTACAGTACCAGTCCTTGAGGCTCTTGTATTACTAGTAATATTGTTAACAACTAATAGTCTGACTATACAGGAACACTGAGTTACCAGACAGTACTTTAAGTTAATCCTATAGCTTAGGTAGTAACAGATGTGGATAGTATTAGTTGTTATATTATAACTCCAATGAGATTTCGTACTCATATCTTCTAGCGGTTAGCAATCTGTCCTGTGAATATTAGACGATGGAGCAATATTTTAATAAATACAACCAGCTTGAGATCCATAACTTTCATTAAAGATAGCTGGCTGCATTATTTGTGTGTTATCGTGGCATTAGATTGCCTGTCCTAAAACTTTAAGGTAAAGGCATAAACCAATCAGCGAAGATTACTCCAAACGTGATGATAATAGCACCGATAACAATTGCACATGTGTATCTTAGAAAGCGTTTCATATAAAGCTTTTAAGTTGATGTAATACTATTAATTGCGTAATCCAATCATATCTAGCTCTAATGCGGTTATATTTAGCATGAGAATAGTGTTGAAGGGAAATTATAGCAAGATGACAGGTTGAGATGGTTAGGGAAAGGTTAATTAAGTTCATTTTGGTTGATTATTAACAATCTCCTTAATATAAACCATCTCAATATCATACTCATCTAAGTCCATGAGACATGTTTGTCCAGAACTAAAATGTTTGCGAAATATGGGCAGTCTATCTCTAAGTGATATTTCTCGCCACCATTGCAAAGCTAAGCTTCGTTGATCTAATGTTAATGTTGAATTAGCCATAATTCTAGGTTGTATAAATTGTTAATACTTGAGATAGGTGGAATATGAGGGTGTTAGGATAGTCTTATTCAATCACTCAATCATTCAATCACTAATCATTACTAAGCGTCACTGAACCTTCGAAGTCTTTGAATGAATCTTCAATCCAGTCCTCTCTGTGATCGCCAATATAATATGATGCATTCTTAAGCCTAGCAACAACAACTCCGTCGCGTTTTGACTTAAACAAAACTACATGTGATGACGATGCCATTAGTTTTGGAAATGACTTTGATTGAACATCTGATGTATTATTTACTATTGATTTCATAATTAGTTATTTATAAGTTTGGCATGATTATTGTTACGCGCGCGTACATTATCATATAGATATATTTAGTGCAATGCTCCGTGAATACTAAGAGCATTGCTAATGTCTAATAAGCCACATAGTCTCCTAGAGTCAATGTGGTAATAATGTAACTCATCGCATGGCGCAAGATTTAATTGTTAATATATTGGTGCTAAATAGCGTCAAACATATCCTTAGACGAACTTGATGTATGCGAATTTATGAAGCATACAACTAGGGAGTCTTATAAGAGTATTATTAATTGTTATTGCAATACAGGACTATATCCCCTAAATATATGGATATAGATATTAATTATAATAGAAGCGAATATCTAGCTTAAACTCGTCGGCCCGCAGATCATCTGCACTTAGTTTAATTTAATGCCACTAGTATATATATCGACAACTAGTATTCACTTAATATTAATTCAAGGCTCGATTCTTCCGATGCCCTGGCAATCCAGCTTTAGCATATGGTGTAACCTTAGCTACCTTAGTGCTACTGAATAACTCTGACTGTACTCCAGCCATAATACGCTTGATTCTACGTGATTGTGATTGCATGATATAAATCTTTAGGTATTAATAAATAATGTCTATAATGGCTTGGTATTGTAATAATACAGGCTGCTGCAATGGCTTAATGGCGCTATTATAGTGGTTAGCTAGCCGATAGCATTTAAGTGCGGTAATCACACCTGTAATATTATATCTATATACAGCACCTTGGTATATATAGATTATTATGTCCAACATTGGCACATCAACGACTGTTGATATTTAATTATACGATAGCAACCGTATTAACCAATGTTGATCCAGAAATATTATAGAGCCCTCAAGGTGATCAGCATTACGCGTTATTCAAGGGCTCTATTTAATTCTTAGCAAGGAATTGCCCTTACATATTTAACGTCAATGTTTTGGCCGTCTTTGTTGAATGAATACTCAACATCTTCAAAGCGAAGGTTGCGATCCATTTCAGTGCCAACGATGGCTGCATCAGGTGTTGTTTCAGACTGTATAACGAACTCTCTGCCTTGGCATATGCCAAACAAAGCGTCCATTACAATCTCTTGACAACGGATGTTAGAACCGCCTGTGCGAGTCTTAGAAGCTGCTACTTGTAATACTTTAAACTTAGTCATGATTGTATGTTTTAGATTGTTAGAGTTCAGTTATGTCAACATAGGCACATCAACTACTGTTGATATTTAATTATGCAATAGCAATTGCATTAACCTATGCTGATCTAGTTAGATAGATACTAGTGGGTGCTAGACTTATGAGTTATCTTACTGCTAGCACACTGTATCATTAGCTGTGTTGTGTTGATATATTATTGGCGCTAATCCCAACAAACAACATCCGTGACTATACGTGGTCGCACGACAAACCCCATGGACTTACAACATCAGTAAACTGATGAATGCCAAGAGTTAGTGAAGGTGAAAGATCCCCTTGCTGGCAGCTGATGAGAGCGATAATCTCAAAGACCCAGGGGTGATGCCCAAAGCGATAACGATGAGGGGGATCAGTGTGGTATTATCCCATCCTCTCATTAATATCCAAATTTTCAGAATTTTTATTATAAAATTTTTCAACTAAATTTTTAGTCATCTGACTATGTTTATAGTCAATTAGCCATGCTAAGATAGATTTGGTAGTGTCAAAATAATGTTGTATATTTGTTGATTAATAGCGTGCTCTGCTGGGTATATTGCGTGCAAGACTTTCTCAGTAATTCACTCCGAGTGTTAAATCGTGTAGGAGTTAGACGTCGGGTTTCTATTAAGGCAAGTTGAGATTAACAGATTGTCCCCGATAGAGCGAAAATGACCTTAAGGTGTTTAATAAAATTGATCGGGTGTTTGGGGCCATGAGTGATTGGTAAGGATTGACTCAAACCTAGTCTGATTCGTCAGATAGCAGGGATTAAATGATCGTTCTCGATTAGAATTTAGTAAATATTGTAAGGTTAAATCGGACTTTGGCAACACAGTCTCAAGGCGGTACTTAGGTGGCGTATATGAGATGGGTTTGTCTGGATTGAATCATTAATTTAAATTATATAATATGGGTTATCAAAATTACAGTAGAGGTAGAGAAAAGAAAGCTAGAGTATCAAAGTCCATCACTAGGGATTCGATGTTATTATTTAGACAAGAAGGCATCAAAAAATTACTGGGTATGGTTACGTCAGCAGCAGTAAAGGATTTTATATTGCAGAACGTAAGTAGCAAGAAGGATGACATTATTAATCGTTTTAGGGTTAATGCTCCAGGACTAGTGCAAAGTGCGGAGGCAAATCGTAATGGAAATATTATTAATGCAACTCCACAGGAAATGAAGATGAAGATTATCATGAAAGAGCTTGGGGTTGTATATGAATTTCAGAAGGTTTATTATACTGGGATGACATATTATATTGTAGACTTCTTTTTGCCACATTATAACGTCGTAGTTGAATTAGATGGATCACAGCATTACGATGGATTTGCTAGGGAATACGATGCACTAAGAACCGAAAATCTATTATATCTACACAAAATTAATAGGGTTATTAGATTTGATAATAAGGAGTTGATTGTAGATACTGATATTAAATCTAAACTAACTAAAGAACTTAATATTAAATAACATGAACACTCCCGAACACTTTATGCTACCTGGGTTTGTTGCTTTAAATCAAGCTCGACAGAATTTTGAACAAGCTTTACCTTTATATATAGCCCGTAATGATGACAGCAAGGCCGACTCCTATAATGCCGACAATGTTAAACGTGCAATAAAACTATTATCTCAGGCTTACGACGAAATTTCTGCAATCTGGGAAAATGACATTAATATATGACAATAGACAACTATTACGACAATCTCGATATAGATTCTACTATTATCTGGGAATGTAAAGATTGGCAAATAAATTATTGATTTTACTTTTATATTCAGATTATTGTTTGTACCTTTGCAACAGAAACTAATAAAGAATATTATATGGAGACTAATGCAAAGGTTAAGTTTGAGAATGATCAGGATTTTACAGATGGTGTTATTTCAATGGGTAATATGCTAGAGACATGGCAGAAAACCTCAGATGAAGGTTATAAACGAGAGTTTACGCTAACACCAAATAGAGAGAGTTTATCTCTAGAGATTTTATTGAAAGTTACTAAATAGACCTCCCACCTATCTAGATAGTATACTGTGATTCGGCAACTTACGATAGCAGTTTGATCCCTGGCAGATATTCTGTTGGGGATTTTTTATTAAAGATAATTAACAAATTTGTATTTTAATATAAATATAGTATGTATCTTTGTATTAAATATTTAATAATAAAAGTATGAGATTTTTAATTCAAACAATTGACGGTAAGGTTAAGCACGATTTTAGTTTTACGTTATTACAAGCTATTGATTTTCATAAATGGACTGGCAATGATATTAAATTTAGATTATCAGATGGATATATGCCATCTAATTACATCCCGGTTGGTAGTGTAGAATTCGTATCTGAGTATATTAATAAATTTTATGGAGTTATTCCTAAGCCTATTAATATTCCAGCAGAATTAATTTGTCAAGAATTTTGCGGTAGAAATATTATCAATGGTACTAATCTTGATATAGATGGATTAAGGTTTGTTAAGTCCAATAATAAAATAAAGTCATTCACAGAAATATGCGATTCGGCCCCAATCGGTAATTATCAAATATCAGACTTAATCAATATACAAAGCGAATATAGATGTTTTATATATAAGCAAAAATTAGTTGGCATTAATAACTACTCTGGAGATTTTACAATATTCCCAAATATAGATAAGATTAATAAAATGATAGAATCGTTTAAATCTGCTCCAGTTGCATACACATTAGATGTTGCCATTTACGATGGAGACACTGTTGTAATAGAGGTGCATGATTTCTTTAGTTGTGGATTGTATGGATTCTCAGATTTAAAGATATTGCCGTATATGTTTTCGCAATGGTATTATGAATATATTAGAAAAATAAATAGATAAATCCTTGTCAGATTGAATTATAAGTTTTATCTTTGTAGTGTAATTAAAATATGAGAGGTATGATTGCATACAAATTATTTAGAGAGTTAAAGGATGGTTCAATTTCGCCGCTGTTTATTAATAAGAAGTTGAGATTAAAGTTAAACGAATGGTTAAATGCAGAATCTCATCCAACAAGAGGATTTGCATTCAGACCGGGGTGGCATTGCACAGAAGAGCCAATAGCTCCACATTTAAGTACTAATGGAAGAGCTTGGTATAAGATTGAAGTTGAAGATTATAAGAAATATAATAGGCCCGAATCTCAAGGTGGGACTTGGGTATTAGCAAATAAAATGAAAATATTAAATAGATTATATGAGAGTAATTGAATTAAATGAAGGAGAGATTCCATTTAGGAATGCAGCTGGATATCCAAATATAGGATTGAAGATTGCAAGATTAAAGCACAGTGAGACAAATATTGAAATTATAATAGGGTCTGATTTTTTCGTAAAAATTAATAGAAATGGATTTGATTATTTAATTAGAATAGTTGTAAAAAATTCTACGTTTAGTGAATCTAAATTAACCGATGCTATAAATTCAGTTGTTGCTGAGTCAAATGTTATTGCAGAAAAAACAATGATGTATTATATTATAGATGAAAATATTTCTGGCGATTTAGGTAATGGATTAGATATAGTAATTTATAAATATAAAAAAAAGTAATTATGCCGAAGTATAGATGCACAAATCAAACTTGCTCACAGTATAATGAGATTGAAAATATTAGTGGTACTAGAATTACCATAGTCAACGGAACGGCTTTAGATAGAAACGCCTATTGCAAAATTTGTGGTGATAAGAGGGAGGTTGTTCGCGAGGAAGGAATGACCATTAATATTGCTGGAACTAATGATCAACGTTTAAGGATGGAGAGATAATAATGAATATAACTACTAAATTTGACTTTGGTGACACTGTTTATTTAAAGACTGATCCAGATCAACTAGAAAGGATTGTAACTGGATTTAGTGTTAAACCAAATAGTTTATGCTACAGTTTATGTCACTCAACAACCGAGAGTTGGCACTGGGATTTTGAGATAACAAAAGATAGAGATATATTAAAAACAACAACAAATTAATATGACAGAACTTGAAATTACACAAGATAAATACATTAAGTTACTAGAGAAAGCGTGTAATGATATGGTTGTTCTTGCTAATATAATTGGGTATTTAGGCCCAGATGAAGATGTTAGACTTGGAATAGATCTTAGAAATAAAATTAAAGAATTAAAACAATATGGCAACTAAAGAAGAATATAATTCAGTACCGGTTGAGTTTTGTAGCAAGGCAACATGCTGTTCTCTAAACATCAAAGAGGATGAAGATGGCAGTGTTTATTGCGATGACTGTGGTGGAATGAAAGTTAGTAAAGCTCCAATTGTTGAATGGGAAGAATACTGGATGATGGCACATGGTGAGAAATTACTTAATATTAAGCGCAATGTTGAATAATTGGGAGTTGCAATCAGACGAAGAGCTTACTGTTATTTTCAATAAAATATTAGAGGATAAGAAGCTTGGCGATTTCATAACATATATTGGGAATGGAATATATAAAGTTGATTATGGTAATGGCAATATATTATACACTGGAATAAATGGAGTCAATGATATTGAAGCTTCATTAAATAAAGAATTTTTAACTGATGACACAACCACAGAAACCAATTAACACAAATAGAGCGGTCATTTCTTGCACAAAGGAAACTCTGTGTGAGCAATGGCTAAGATTTACCAGGGAATTACATGGCCTTTCAGATGGTGAGATTGTATTGGCTGGCAAGTTCCTAGATAAGCGTATTGAGTTAAAAGAGAAGATTACAGACGATGAATTGCTTGATGAATACTTACAGTCCACTAAGGTCAGACAAGGCGTTAAAGAGGCTGCAAACGTTAAGAATTCGGCTGTATTTCAGAACATGTTAAGTAGTTTGCGTAAGAAGAAATTCTTTCTAGCTGGGGATAGGATTAACAAAGCATTTATACCAAACTTAGATGATCCTAGTAAAAAGTATTTTAAGGTTGAAATAATATTTAAGATAGATGGATAAAGTTGACACGATAAAAGATCTAGCAATAGAGTTTGCAAAACATTTAATGCAGACGAAAGTTTCCAAGGCTAGATATGGTAGTATTGAAAAAACAGAGGTTGACAGTTATGTGCCAAATGAGTATAAACTTATGCACGGAAATTTAATAAAACATGGAGTTGAAATGTTTGATGAGTTTTACGAGAAGCATTGTAACGACTATTATGCAGAATAACTATGGATAAAGTTTTAACTGGAATAGTTGCGGATGTAGCACTGAAATATAATACCAATATTCAGGAGGTAGAGAAAGTGTTAAATATGCCGTATAAGATGATGAGAGAAAATATTCAGGCGTTAGAGTTAAGAGGACATTTATACGAAGAGATTAAAGATCAGAAACTTAACTTCAACATGCCGATACTGTTTAAGTTACATTTAAATAAATATAAACTAGATAAATTTAATTCAAAGAAAGATGACACAGAAAGTACAGAAGATTGAGGCTTGTTTGCCATTTAACTACATGTTTTTAACTTGCAATAAAAAGAGTAATGTTAGCAAGAGTGGAATTATAACCAATGCAAAAGATGTTATTGATGTTAGGCAGGATGTAATTAAGGTTGGAGATTCTGTTAGAACATTTAAACCTGGATATACTGTTGAGATAGACCCACGACCATACTTTGTTAAAGACTGGGTAGACCAACAGAGCCCAACAATTAATGAGGAATTGCACAAAAAAACAGTTCGCATTGCATGGCCAATTGAGGAGGTTGATGGATTTGAGGTAATGGTAGTACCAGATAATCATATTAGATTTTATTGGAAAAATGGATTAGAATAATAATTTAAAATAATAATTATGAGTACATTTTTAGAGAGATTGAATGAAGAGGCCAATGATTTGGCTAGTAAAATGTTGAAACTTGGAGATTTCATCGGTAGTGAGAATTTTGGAAATATAGATGAAGTCCAGCAGATTTTGTTGCAAGTTCAAATTAAGGCAATGGACACATACCTACAGTGCTTAAGAGAACGGCTCTATCAACTAAGCGAATAACCACTCTTTATATAGTATATTTAGACCAACGCTTATGCGTTTCAACTCAGGCTCCTTAATTGGGGCCTTTGTTGTTTTGATAATTATGCCTATCTTTGTCTACACAATTTAAGAATAATGAGATGATCTCAAGTAATGAAATAGAATCGTTAGGATTCACTAAGGTAGACGACTGGTCTACAGATGTAACTGACTCTTATGTATATAGAGTTAATAGATACGATAAGCCTAGAAATACTATCAATCAATATAGATTAGATAGATTAATTGATACAGATTATATGGAGTTGAAGTCAACACTTCAAAGAGAGACTGATTTTAATATGGCATTGATGTCCTTTAATGGAGAGATGACTACAATTGAAGATTTATTCGATCTATTTGAAATGTTTAGAGAAAACGCCAGGAAAATTTAATATTATATATAGGGAATAAAGATATGCAATTACTGCAATTTAAAAAGGATTCATATGATGTAATATTTACTGAGGAGTGTACGATGCTTGCTCCATTTAAAAAGATATTAGATCGAGATAAATCTAAAGATAAAGACATTGCAACAAAAGAAATAACCTTCATATGGTTTTACTCTGACATAACAAGTCCTTATCAAAGTATATTAGTAGACGCTGATAGGTGTGAAGAAATTAGACGTGATATTGAACTTCCAGCTAAATGGAAGATTGATTCAGTTATACAAGACGCTGTTAAGTTTTATATTGAGAGATCTAAAACTGCTGTATATTATATGTATGAGGCTGCTATGGCTAGTGCGTCTGCGTGTAATGAGATACTTAAGGATACTAAATCTCTAATAGCTTTGTATGATGATAAAATAGGAGCCTTACAAAAGGTTCTTGGAGCGCTAGAGAAAGTACCAAAAGTTATGGAATCATTAAGAAATGTTGAGAAAGAGCTTATCCGTCAGATTGAAGATAAGGAAGGCAAGAAGATTGGAAGCAAATCATTTGCCGTATATGAAGAGGGATTAACAATTGACTAATGAGTGAAGAGAAAATAACTAACTATATAAAAGTAAACAAATATCAAACTCCAATTAATGAGGAATTAAAGAATTCTTTATCTAAGGAAGTATTCTCGGATTTGCTAGAGTTCTGTGAATCAGTGGGTTTCATTAAATGGCTAATCTCGCCGGAAGAGGTTCGCGGTTTTGCTAAAGATAGAGAGCGAGACGAATCTGGTAAGATTAAGGTTGATATAACTAAACCTCATATTCTTGAGGATATGGATTTTTTTAGAGAAAGAGCTTTATATCATGAGAAGCATGGTAGATATACTCATTTACGGCCCAACCCTAATCCTAAATCAGAATATACAGCCTTTTGGAAGGAAGAGTTGCGTAGATGGAGAGATGGATTAGTTAGACCTAGTGATGGAGAGTGGATTCCAGGTGGATATTATTTTTATTTAAACTACAGTCCAATCTGGATAAATGTTGAAGCATCAACTACTGGAGGCAAGAAGAGTCGCGGTAAGCGTAGTAAACACTTTCCAAATGTGTGGCAAGGTGATTATCTATTCTTTCATTATATAGAGCAAGCTAGAAATAACGGAGCTCACTGTAAATTATTAAAATGTCGTGGTGTAGGGTTCAGCTATAAATTAGCATCTCTATCTCCACGTAATATGTATATAGAGCCGGGATTACCAAACTTTCACTTAGCATCTGATAAGACATTCTTAGATGGAGAGAAGGGAGTGTTCGGTAAGGTTCTTGACGTCTTAGACTGGATAGCAGATAGTACTCCACTGCCTAAAATGAGGCTTGTTAACGGTATTAGATCGAGAGAAATACAGTTAGGTTACCAAGATGAGTACGGAGTTAAAAAGGGGCTTAAATCGTCTGTATATGGCATTAGTTTGAAGGACAATCCAGATAAAGCTCGTGGGGTGCGTGGCCCATTAATTCACTATGAAGAAGATGGATTATTCCCAAATCTGGAGAAAGCTTGGGGTGTTAATAGAAAGGCTGTAGAGGATGGAGATATTGTTTATGGACTCATGCTTGCCGGTGGTACTGGTGGTACTGAAAACGCTGATTTTGAGGGTTCAGAGAAATTATTTAGAACTCCATTAGCTTATAATATATATGGCATTCCAAATGTATTTGATAAAAACTCCAACGGAGAGACTGTTTGTGGATTCTTCTGGGGAGCATATATGAATCGAGCAAAGTGTTATGATCCAATCAATGGAGAGTCAGATGTAGTTAAAGCTTTAGTTCAGGTTTTAGAAGATAGATTTATCGTAAAATATAATTCATCTGATCCAGGAGTCATAACACAAAAGCTTGCAGAGGAGTGTATTACTCCATCTGAGGCTGTCATGAGAACGTCTGGAACAATATTTCCAGTAAGTGATTTAAAAGATTATAGGGATTCTGTTAAGATTCAAGGGGCTAGATTCTTTGATACACATTATGTAGGTAACCTAATATTAAATCAACACAATATAGAATGGAAACCAGATGCAGATTTGTATCCAATAAGAAAGTTTCCACTTGGAACAGATAGGCCAGAGGGTGCTTTAGAAATATATGAAATGCCTAAATATGGTGTTGATGGAAAGATAGATCCACATCGATATATATCTGGAATTGACCCTGTTGATGACGATGAAGCTAAAACAACATCACTCACATCAATATTTATATTTGATTTATATACAGATCGTATAGTAGCCGAATACACAGGTAGAACAAAGTTCGCCAATGATTTCTATGAAATGTGCCGAAGGTTACTTATATTCTATAATGCTAAGGCTAATTACGAAAACAACAAGAAAGGTATATTTAATTACTTTGATCAGAAGCGTTGCTTAAATTTATTGTGCGAAACTCCACAGATTCTTAGAGATATGGAATACGTTAAGGGTTCTGGCTTTGGAAATAAAAGCCTCGGTACTAACGCTACCTTACCAATTAATACGTGGGGTAGAAGACTTCAAAGAGATTACTTGATGAGTAAAGCTTTTATGCAGGATGTTGACACTGATGGAAATCAAATTGGCGAAAAACTTAATATGCACACTGTCAGATCAATGGGGTACATAGATGAGCTGATTGCTTGGAACTCAGATATAAATGCAGATAGAATTTCAGCAATGGGTATGTTGATGATATACAGAGAAGATAGGTTAAAATATATTCAGCAACGTGACAATAAAACAACTGATGACGATTACGATGAATATATAGATAAGAATTTTCAGAATGCATATCAAGGGCAAAACAGCTATGGAGTATCTGCATCGTCAGATTGGTAGATAGAAGAGCCAATCTTATTTAACTAAATTTGTAAACTTATATAAGTAATAATATATGTCAACACAATCATCTGGATTTCCCAGACAAAAATTACCATCTTCAAAGAAAAATCTAGAGTGGAGAAAGTCTCATTTAGATTGGGCGGACAAGAATAGTTATCTTTTTAATAATAATGTACGCAGATCATTGCGTGGCAAGAAGATTAATTACGACTTGTTTAACGGCATATTGCATGAAGAAGATATGAAGAAGACTCTTAACCCGATGAATAAACGGGTTGGTCTTATACCAAGTCAAATACAGCATTTCCCAATTATTAACAATCCATTAAACGTTTTAATAGGTGAGGAATCTCGTAGAAAACATGATTACATTGTTAAGGTGTGTAATGATGATGCTATATCTGCAATTGAAATTGATAAGGTTAAGGACGCTCAGGAAAGGATACTTCAAATTATCACAGCTGAATATCCAGATGAGAAAGAGGCTGAAAAAGAAATAGAAAGATTACAACAATATTTTAATTATAATTGGCAAGATCTACGAGAGAAGAGAGCTAATTGGTTGCTAAAACATTATATCAAGGAGTTAGACTTTAACTTCAAAATGAATCAGGGGTTTAAGGACGTTCTTATCGCAGCTGAAGAGATATATCAATTCGATATATGCAGCGGTGAACCTACAATGGAATGCTTAAATCCAAGAAAAGTATATACCCTTAGAAGTGGTTATTCATCTAAAATAGAAGATGCTGACATTATTATTCTTGACGATTATTGGTCGCCAGCGAGAATTATTGATAATTACTATGAAGACCTTAAAGATAAAGATATTGAATATATTGAGTCTATATCAAACCAAAATCTTGTACAGACTGATGAGATGGGTAATATGGACGAAAGGAGCGCTTTTTTATATTCTCCCCTCATAACCGAAGACAACCTAGAGAACAACACGGTTGATTCGTTTGTATGGATGGGAAATAACTTTGCTGGACTTCCAAATTCATCATATGTAGACAATATGGGTAACGTTAGAGTTCTTCGTATATACTGGAAATCTAAGCGTAAAATTAAATCAGTTAAAGCATATGATCCGCAGACTGGTGAGGAGATGTATTCATTTAAGGATGAGACTTATAAAGTAGACCAATTTGCTGGAGAAGAATCAGAAGACCTCTGGGTTAATGAAATCTGGGAAGGTATTAAGATAGGAAAGGAAGTATATATAAATATGCGTCCTAAGAAAGTACAATATATGCGCCTAAATAATCCAGCTCAATGTCATGCTGGTATTATTGGTCAAATATATAATACAAATCAGGCAAAAGCTGTATCTCTTGTAGATAGGATGAAGCCATATCAATATCTGTTTGATGCAGTTAAAGATAGGCTTAATAAGACTATTGCAAAGAACTATGGTAAAATTCTAGAATTAGATAAAGCTAGAATGCCAGCTGGTTGGGATTATCAAAAATGGTTGTATTTTATTGAGCAAGATAACATATCTGTAGTTGATAGCTTTAAGGAAGGAACTAAAGGGGCTGCTACTGGAAAGATAGCTGGCAACTTTAACACTTCTGGAAGACCATTAGACTTAGAGGTTGGAAATTCAATTCAATTATATATTAATCTACTTGAATATCTCAAAGGTGAGATGTTTGAGATATCTGGTGTCTCTAAGCAGCGCCAGGGTCAGGTTGACAATCGTGAGACAGTGGGTGGCGTAGAGCGTGCAATTTCAAGTAGCTCCCATAGCACTGAAGAGCTTTTTATGATACATGACAATGTTCGTAAGCGCGCATTGATTGCGTTGCTAGAAACGGCTAAAATTGCCCTAAAAGGACGCAATAAGAAATTGCAATATATTACTGATGATAAGATAATGACAATGCTTGATGTAGACGGAGATGAATTTGCAGAAATGGATTATGATATCATGGTTGATAATGATATGGGAGATATGGAGCTTAAGCAAAAATTAGAACAATTAGCTCATGCTGGACTCCAGAATCAAATGCTGTCATTCTCTACTGTAATGAAGATATTTACAGATTCATCATTAACATCCGTAATGCGTAGAATTGAGCAAGATGAGAACGCAATGAAACAAAGTAAATCCGAAGAAGGTCAGGCTCAAAATGAAGCAATGCAAGCTCAGGTACGGTCTAATGAAAAGATGAAGCAATTAGAACTTCAATTGCAAGATTTAATTAGCCAACGTGAAAACGAGACCAGACTTCAGATCGCATTAATTGGTAAGGAAGGAGATTACACCGAAGAGGATGCATCTGATATGGAGAAAATTAAATTACAGAGAGATAAATTAGAGCAGGATTATAAGCTGAAAATGAAAGACTTAGATGAGAAGTCTCGTCATAATATGGCACAAGAATCTATTGCTAAAAATAAACCGCAAACATCTAAAAAATAAATATTATGGCAAGCGAAATTACTGGTCAATTAAAGAAAATTAAAGAAGCAATAGATAGTCTAGGTTCTGTCAGTTCACCTGGATTTGGTATATTTTTAGTAACTGGAGCGAATGATGTTGAAACAGATTGGCAGTTGCCAGACGATGCAAATATGGATAAAGCTTTCGTTGCCCTAAATCCAATGCAAGTTGAGGTTACTGCATTAACACTTAGTGGAGTTAAAACAATTAGATTTGCAATTGCTCCAGCAACTGGAGATTTTCCAAATGTAATTTATAATAAAATTTAAATATGAAAAAAATAATTTTAATATTCTGCCTATTAGGAATAATCTTAATATCAGCAGTTACAAGTCTAAAATGGAGACAGATCTCAGATGTTACCACAACATTAACTGAGATAAATTTTGTTCATGGATTAACTTCAGCAATTCAAACTCAATTAAATTCTAAATTAGACACAGCCATCGCTGACGCTCGTTATATACAAATAGCCAACGGAGATACGGCTGATTATTATACTGCTGCTGAAACAAAAGCAGTGGCGCAAACAAAAGTTGACAGCCTTCACGCAGTTGTCGGAAATAATTTATATGATCAGATTAATTTAATTGGTAGCAATAATGGGGGGAAAAAGTTTAAGTACTTCCCCGTAATGGTATCACAGCCGGTTCAGACACAATTAACACTTGTCGATGGACGACCTTATGCAGCTTTATTTACAGTATTTAACACAGATACGATTACAGGTGTATCTTATGTAATGTCAACTCCTGGTATATTTACTGCGAATGGTTACAATGGATTCAAATTATATTCCGTAAATGCGACAACAAATGTAGCGTCTGTTATTGATTCTACTTTGACAGATGATGGGTTGTGGAAGGTTTCTGCTTATATTCAACAATCAAAAGCATTTACATCACCTAGAATTTTAACAAGAGGTGTGTATTTAGTTAGGGCTATTTGGAATACATCTGATGGTGTTCCTAACACAGTTCCAGTAGTGTATAATCATATAACTCCAGCTAATTCATCTACATATCTTAATGGTGTTCTTCGTTCAGGATCATATCAAACAACTAATACATCGCTTTGGTTATCTAATACATTTGATTTCGATCTAGTTCCACACACAAATACAACAAGTATTCCCGGAATTTGGCTATATAAATAAGATGAAAAAACTATTTACTATTCTGTTGATGCTGATTATATCAGCTAATATACAGGCAGCAATTTACTATGTCAGTGATTCAGATGGGTCTGATTTTGATTCTGGACTTACAACCGATTTCGCATGGAAAACATTGTCAAAAGTTAATGGGTTTACATTCGCTTCCGGTGATCAAATATTGTTCAAAAGAGGAGATACGTTTTACGGATCAATTACTGTCCCTCGATCTACTCTTACCTTTGGTGCTTATGGTACAGGTAATAATCCTATCATAAGTGGATTTCAAACTGTTTCAGGGTGGACTAATCAAGGTGATGGAATTTACAGAGCAACAACAGCAGCAACAGCTTCATGCAATATGGTTACGGTAAATGGGGTGAATACACCAATGGGAAGATACCCAAATACCGGATATTTAACATTTGAATCTTTTGTAACTACAACTTCAATTACAGATACTCAATTAACAAACACTCCAAATTGGACGGGTGCCGAAGTTGTTATTAAAAAAAACAACTGGACGTTAGACAGGAGTTTGATAACAAATCATACAAACAGTACGATTACTTATACTTCTGGTTCAACATATACCCCAAACGTAGTGGATGGTGTTTATTCATATTTTATTCAGAACGATATTAAAACACTTGATACATTTGGGGAATGGTATTGTGATGGAACATATTTGTATATGTATTTTGGTGCTGCAAATCCTTCTTCCTATACCATTAAGGCAAGCGTTGTGGATACTATTATTGCAGTAACTAATGATGCAATTACTATTGAAAATTTAACCATTGAGGGCGGAAATATATATGGGGCATACATTTACTTATGTGCAAATACCTCAATATCAAATGTAATTTTCAGATTTAACGGATTGACTGGTATTTATGGGGATTCTGGAAGTATTATCACAATTGATGGTTGTAATGTTAATAATAATAATGGGTTTGGAGTTTATGTAAGTGCAACATCAACTACTCTAAAGAATAGTATCATTGATGCAAGCGGATTGTTTCCCGGAATGGGTGCTGCCAATGGATATTCGTTTATTGGGGCGCGTATAAGAAGTACTGGCGGATTGATTGAATATAATGAAATAACAAACTCTGGGTACAATGGAATTGCTTTTTACAATAACAATTTCATTGTACGTTATAATAAAGTTGATGGATTTTGTTCAACACTAACCGATGGGGCAGGAATATATACATTTATTGGTGAGCCAACTACTCCTAATGTCGGTCAAAAAGTATATAATAATATTATAATGAACGGTGGTGCGAATGGACTATACAATGATAACGCAGCAAACAATATCGAATGGTATAACAATACCGTTATCAATGTTGATAAGCATGGATTTCATTCAAATTTTCCGTATAGCTCAAATATTCATAACAATGTATTTTATAACACCAAAGGTCTTAGTATTCAAAACGGAGCATCTGCACAGGAAATAGCACACGACAACATATTTAGTTATAATATCGTTGTCCAGGGTGAAATAGATCAAACATTGTTCATACTAAGGGATTTGGGAACATGGAGGGTTCATAATTTTGGGACAAGTGATAACAATAGTTTCTATGTATTAGGGAGCTTGACAAGTACTGCTTATTTCTATGATCTATATGTAAGTCCGGGGTATAATTTGACTTATCGAAATTTTACTGATTGGAAAACATTAACATCAAAAGAAGCAAATACTACACTAAATGCAACAATTTTATCTGAAACTCATATAGCCTATAATGATACAAATGTTGCCAAATCAATACCATTGCCTTGGAATGCAGTTGATTTAAATGGAAATTATAAAGGATCATCTATTTATTTGCAGCCATATACTAGCATGGTATTGTTTTATTCTTCGCCAACAAATCTAGGCGGATTCAATAAAGCAAGAATACTACCAAGTGGGAAAGTACCTATCAATTCCCGTAATGGGTATAGGGTAATGGTAAAAGAATAATATAATTTCATTAAAAGAAATATTAATTTCAGTCTTAAATTATGAGTGAAGATTCTATAAAAACAGCAGAAGAACAACTGCACGCTCTGATAAATGAGAGTAATCTCGTTTTGACAAAAATGAAAAGTGAGAGCAGTTTAATATTTACTAAACTTAGAAAGACTATTAATGTACTTATATATGTTGGTTCTGGTATATTTTTAGCATTCTTACTTTCGTTTGTTGATGTTAGATCCAGAATGGCCACAATAGAATCAGAAAAGATATCTAAAGTTGAAGTTGATACTAAACTGGAAAAATACTCACTTAAAACTGGGGTTATATTTTTTCAAAATAATATGTATGACATGAATAATGCTTATTTTCAACGCAAGCCAATGATGTCGGAGCAAAATATGGAACTAACATATATAAAAGCATTAAAGGAATTTAATGGAGATGTTAGTCGTGGAATCGAAAAACAATCAAATTAAATAACTATGGCAAATATTATAATTCTAGCTACTTCAAATGTAGCTCAAGACGGATTAATTATCACTGACAGTACTGACTGGACATCTCTAGGAGTTCCTAGAAGCACTCTAACTAGTTTAACTATTAATTTATATGAGGCAATGGTTCACATTGCTCCAGCATATAGTGCATATACGCTTAGTGTTTCTGAACTTTCGTCGTTTGTAACAGATGGAGTTGTTGAAATTCCATTTTTAAGTTTAGCTGGAGTAATATATTTGGAAGACTCGTGGTGGGAAGCCGTTGCATCTGGCAATTCTGGAACGTACGTAAGTAACTATGCTGGATTTGGCATATATGCAAGTATAACCTATGCAGTGTTTAATCAAATTAATTGGATTCATGCTCCAGAAGAAATTAAATTTAATGCTGAAAAGTATGCAACTTCAGTGTTTTTCCTTGAAGGACTTGGGAACCTAGATACTACAAATGTAAATTCAAGGGATGTAAAGTTTCAGAAAAGATTAATATCTTTGCAGAAAATGCTATTAAACATTTAATATGGTTACACAATCTCAATTAAATACAGAAATTGATCTAGCAAAGAGAATATATTTATATTACTTTGATAAATACGCTACATATTTAACTATAGGTAGTGATAAATACTTGCAATGGTACAAGGATTTATGTATATTATATTTTCTTGTCAGGGGGTTAAAATCTGTAAGAATAGTAGATGATTTGCTTTATATTGGAGATACTGAAATAGATGAAACAATGTATGCAAAATTTGGATCTCTAGTTAGAGAATATGTTACATCTGATATTGGCGACATTGTATATGCAGAATTAGATATATATGGCAACATTAAAGATATATCTAGCCCATCTACTCCGCCAGTAATTGTAACGTATCAAGGATTCAATAAAGAACCAATGGTTGCACTTGTTGATGTAGTAATGGACAATACAACTGCAATTACAGTTCCATTCAATATTAATAACATAGACACGGATAGTATTGTAATTACAACTAGTACGGATGGAGATCCAATACCAATGGTCGCACCAGAAGAAGAGGGCGTACATTTTGTTGGAACCACAATGTATTGGCATACTTATTACGAATTAAAGGCTGGAGATAAAGTAAGAATAGTTTATTTATTAAACGTATCTTAATATGGAATTTAGGACAATAAGGCAGACGTCTCACATAGATGGTGTTAATCGAAATCCTGGGATTGGAGAGCACGATAAATTAATGTCATGGGATAATAATGCTCAGAAAGTAAAGTACGTTTTAGTTAATGGATTAAATCCAAATTCAAAAACAGTTGCTGGATATGTATCTAAGGGAGACGATGCATCTGCTGCAAATTATATATGGAAGCTTGATGGATCAAAAAATCCAGCATGGAGATTAGAGGAATATCTGGCATCTATCGCAAGGGTTGGAAACTCTGCAATATTTACAATGAATGGCGGTGGAACTAAAACATTAGCGTTAGGATCGCTTGCTTGGGAGGATTCTATTGCTGGGGCCGTAACGACTGTTTTTGGGCGATCTGGCAATGTTTTGGCGCTGAGTGGAGATTATACTGCTGACAAGATAACAAACGCATTTGACAAGCTTAATGACACCTTGGATGACATAACAGAGGGAGATTCTAATAAGCATTTCACCTCTGACTATAAATCTCAGGTTGATTCAAATACATTAGCTAGGCACAGTCATTTAAATAAAGCACAATTAGATTTAATTACAGATGCTGGAGATGGAGTTATTCCTACTGCTGCTCAAATATCTGAATGGGACACTTATTCTTCTGGCGATGCTCAAAATGTAATGGACACAGTTGCTTCGTTTATTCAGGCAAATACTGGTATCTCTTGGGTGTATGACGATGCATTAAATCTATTTACTCCCACGATTAATTTAGGAGAATTCACTACTGATGACTTACCAGAGAGTGACACTAAGAAGTATTTCACCACGGCAAATCAACCTTTGATTGAAATATCATTACCATATGCATCCACTGTGGCTGGGCGCGTAGCAGGAGCGGTTGAGGGAGTTGACTATCCAACTGGGTGGGTTTTATCTGCTGGAATTAGCGCTGTAGATTTATCAATATCACATGGATTAAATAGGAGAGTTGCACAAGTGTCTATATGTGCAGTTACTGGAACCGAAGAGCAAGCGTTGTTTAATACAGCAGCTTACAATGGCTGGAAAACTCCAGATGCAAATTCACTACTTATTCAGTCTCTAGCAACAATTCCAAAACAAATAAAAATTTATATGATTTTTAAGTAACATGAAGAAATTACTATTTATAATATTTTGGATAATAAGCATATTTGGATATTCTCAAAGTACGCACGATGAGTATTATCGCATTGTAGACTGGAAGTTTTATCCAGGAAATATCACTCAGCTAACAGACTCTACATATGAAACCTATGCTAATCCGTTTGACTACAACGATCCCGGTGCTATCAATAGGATAGTTGGTGATTATGTTGTAGACTTTGTTGGGCATAGGTACTTAGTGATTGATTCTACATCAGTAACGATAACTCTTTTAGATATTTATCACACAGGACAAGCTCCTCAAACAGATCAAATAGCTAGGTGTTATAGATCTGTATATAACGGAGATTCAAAATATATCGGAAGTGTTGACTACTCACCATTGGACGAGTCTGCTAGATGGAAACTGAATGGCTCAGATAACGAACTATTATGGAGACATGGTATAGACTATTGGCTACCATTTAAACGGTTAGTCTTAGATACTACTTACGTACATGATGGCTCTGAAGTTAAGGGTACTGTGGCTTGGAATGAAGCAACTCAGTCCATAGAAACCCATATAGCAGATGATCTTCATCTAAATAATGGAGAGGAGCTTTGGGTTCCTCTTTGTATTAATAATAGTGGTGTTGATATATTGAATGGTCAGCCTGTCTATATAAATGGAGCAAGTGGATCAAGTCCAACGATATTATTAGCATCCAATATTACTTATGACGAGTCTAGACTTATTGGTGTGGCTACCCAAGATATCCCCAATGGCGCCTCTGGCAGGGTAACTAGATTTGGTTTTGTGAATGATATAAATCTAAGTGGCTGTACTGCTGGCAGCAATGTTTATTTAGGGGATAAGGTGCTTACGCATATCAGGCCTACTGGTGGATTATTCCCAGTGGTTATAGGGAAAGCTATTGTCTGTTCAACAACCGGAAGATTATTGGTTTATCCACAGACTGCTGAATATACTTCAGAAGTAAATAGAGCAGATGGCTGGGCTTCTTATCTACAAGGAGATCAAACAAACATATCTTTTGTTGATGGGACTAGAGTATTCTCAATCGCTCCAGTGGCGTCTACATTCTATTTTTATCAAGCAGGATTAAAATATATTAAGACTGGAACTCAGTCGATAACAATATCAGACGTTGAAGGTCTTCACATTATTTACTATAATCTTGGGGTATTATCTGAAATGGTGAATCCTTCTAATAGTCAGATAATAGAGGCCATTAGGAATAACGTAATAACTTCTGTTATTTATTGGGATGCAACAAATAAAACGTCAATATACGTGTCTAATGAGAGGCATACTTTTCATTGGCCCTCATGGGTACATGCTTACGCGCATTCATCATTTGGAACTCAATATAACTCAGGACTGGCTTTAACTAACATTACATTGGGATTAGGCACAACAAATGCCGATGCTCAGTTTGGATCAGACTCTGGAACTATTTCGGACGAAGACATTGTTACTACTACTGACGCAGTTTTAAGCACAGCAGGAATACCTATTTATTACAGGCTTGGCTCTGGCCTTGGAAACTGGCGAAGAGTTACTAGAGCTGGATATGCCTTCTTGAATGACGGCACTACAGGACTAGCTATGTATAATTTATATTCAGGAGGCACTTGGTCAATAACAACAATGACCAATAATTATTATAGATTGGTTCATGTATTTGCAACAAATGACATTAGTACTCCAAATAAGATCATTGCCATGTCTGGTGTTGCCCAATATTCTTCTGCTACTTTAGCAGAAGCTGCTGTAAATAATGAGATAGCAAACATCTATAATAGTAATCTTCCTTTTGCGGAAGTAAAACACATAGGGAGTTTGATCCTACACACAAAAACTGGTCTTGGAAATACAGTAAATGCGAGATATGTAGCTATTCCTTCGAAGCCATCAGGAGCAAACTTTTATTTAGACTTCAGGAAATCTAATATAATTGGTTCTGGCGGTGGAGGTTCCAGTGCGACTAGCTTTCTAGGACTTAGTGATACTCCAGATTCATATGCAGGACAAACTAATAAAATGGTTGGTGTTGACTCTGGTGAAACTGGCACTGAATTTAAAGCGGTAACAGCAACAGCAGCAGGAACGTTAAATATACCTACAGGACAACAATATCAAATAAACGGAGGTTCTGTTGTTGTTGATGCTATTAACGATGCTGTTACAACAACTGCTTCTAGTCAGAATGCTGTATTTGATGCTTTAGCCTTAAAGGAGACTGCAAATGCAAATATTCAGCAACATATCACTAACGATGGTGATTTAAGTTCCACTAATGAAATTCAAGATTTATCTCTTTTAGGCAACACACTATCTCTTTCTGGAGATGTAACAACAGTTGATATTTCTCAGGCAACAGCAGTACTAGCAAATACAGCTAAAATAACCAATGCCACTCACTCAGGAGACGCAACAGGAGCAACAGCGTTAACTCTAGCCACAGTAAATAGTAATATTGGCACGTATAACAACGTAACTATAAATGCTAAAGGATTAGCAACAGCGGGGTCAAACGTGGCTTATTCAACAGATATTCATTCAAATATAACTGCTTTGAATGCTGTTTCAGGAGTTAATACGGGTGATCAAACCTTACCTACCGCTCTGCCAACACCAAACGCACTAACAATGAATAATAGTGGAATTGGCGATGCAAGTGGTTCAACGTTTAACGGAAGTACTGCAAAGATAATAAGCTATAATACAATAGGATCCGCCCCAGCGAGTGGTTCTGCTAATTATATATGGAATGGAACTGAATCACAGACCGCAAATTATAATATAAATGGGAATGGTTATGCCAATTCATTTTCAACTTTAAAAGGTTATAAATGGATGGTTTTCGGAGACTCTTTTGCAGACGAAACGGGTGAATATCCAGATTACGTTGATGATCTTATAGGATGGACAGGTACTATTAGAAAAGCTGTATCAGGACAAGGAATCCAATCTCTTGTTACTAATTTAAAGGCAGATTTAATGAGTAACCCTAGTTTGTTGGATAATATAAATGTAGTATCAATTTTAATTGGAATAAACGATCTTAGTGGGGGAACTGCATTAGGCAATGTTGAATCTTTAGTTGATTCTGAAAACTATGCCGGGAAATTAAAATATTTTATTCAAACAATACATTCAGAAAATCCAAATATAAAAATATTTGTCTGCACTCCACTAGAGTCTAACACAGTAGAACGTCCATATAAATTTACAAACACGCAAGGATGGAGCCTATCAATGCTTAGGAATTTAATTGTTAATATTTGCGATTATTATGGGGTTTCAGTTATTGACTTATATTCTAAGTCTGGATTTAATTTACAAACAATACCAACATTAACATTTGATAATTTGCACCCCAACTCATTAGGGAAGTCTGTTATTGCAAAAATAATAGCAGAATCGTTCCTTATAGGAAAATCAGATTCATATTCCAGAACGGTAAACTCGACAGATTTAGATGATGGTAGTCTATTGGTTAAAAATATAGGTTCTATTCCAGTTGATAATTCATTAGTTAGATTTGATGGAATAACAGGTAAGATTATTAAAAACAGCCCATCTACATTAGATGATAGTGGACTACTCACAACAACAACATTAAAGTTGACTGGTTTAACTCCACTGTACTTCCCAATAACAAAATATGGAACAAATTATTTGGGGAATAGTACGCTATATTCAGATGGAGAAGCGTTTGGGTTTAATACAACCTCATTATTTTCGCCAAAAGGAATAAATATTAATACTGTTGGTGGTGGATTAGCTGCTGTATTTGGAGACTTTAATACTCCATCAAATGCCGTTGATATTTATTTACGATCAAACGGATCAACAGCAACTAAATTTTATACCGCTGGAAGTCCCTTGTCTTTTGGTTCTTCAGTTGAATCGGAGGATTTAATAATTAACACTGACAGGACAGTAACACTACCATATCTTGCATCAACAAAACCAAGGCTGATTTTATCAGCAATAGATGGGGAATTAACCCCAATCACTAACGCTGTTGGTTATGCCAAAAATGATGGAGATGGAAATATAATATTTGACACACCAATAAACTCGACTAACTTATCATATACGCCAAACGCAGCTTATGGTACAATAAATAGCGATAATGGAACCGCTGCAATCGTTCCGGCAGCAACAGGGGTATATGCAGGGTTAATGCTTCCTGCTGACAAAACAAAACTAGACGGTGTTGTAGCAAATACAATGACTACCGGATGGGTTGGCAAGTGGGATGGAACTAAATTTGTTGATTTTTATAATCCATCAGTTCAGCAATTAAGCGGAACAACCCCAACGTGGAATGTAAATAACGGAGTTGATGCAACCCTGACCATTTCGGGCAACACAACAATCACATTATCTAATCTCATTGCAGGAATGGTAGGCACAATTACTGTTTTTAATCCGACAA